TTATCAAAACTAAAATATTATGAAAACTTCTTTCAGAAAAACAGTAATGCTAAGAGCATATCACATAATGTCAGAAACGGGTAAAAATTGGGTTGATTGCCTTCGTAAAGCCTGGCAATTGTATCGAATCAATAAAGAAATGCATCAAGGTGAAGTATCATTTTATTTTGAGAAAGCGAACGGCGAAATTCGCAAGGCAAACGGCACTTTGAAAATTGAATATGAATTCAAAACCCTAAACCAGCCTAACCCGAAAATTTTCACTTACTTTGATGTAGATGCAAATGACTGGCGTTGTTTTAAAATCGCTAACTTTATCGGGGTGGCAGCTGTAGGTCATTTTACACCTTTAGCGACTGAATTGCCAACTGGCAGCAACTATATCAAACCGAAAGCTCAAAACCTAAGAAATAGAAGAAAACAACTTAAAAAAGCATAATCATGAAGCTTAACGAAATTACCCCAGATTTAATTGATGAAATGCTTGAAAAATACCCAATAAGAGGTATACTTACAATTAAAACTTTGCAAAAAGTCGAATCGTTGAAAAATGAAGTATGCTTTCATTCAAAACTAGGTTGGTTTTATTTTTCTAAAACTGATCTAAAAGAAACTAAGAGATTTTTTCATGAAGAATGTCAAAACGATGTAATTGAAATAAAGCAGACAGATAAGGGGTTTCTATACTGTTTTTTAGATGCCAATTCTCTTATTTTCTTCAAAAAAAACGGTCGACAAAATGTATTAAAGCCTTCAGGTGTAATGATGAACTTCTCAGATAGTGTGAACAAGTCTGATAGGCATGGTTTTCTGCTTTCAAAAGGCGTTGAATGTATGGTTAGAAAATTTGTAATACCATATAATTCAAAAGGTGAAATGATGATCGGTCATTGGCATGAAGAATATATATCAGCTATTAAAAACTAAAATATGAAAACAAGAAAATTAATACCAACTGCAAATAGAAGAAAGATGAAAGTTTCTTCAACACCTCGAATTATTAAAGAATACCAAACAGACGAAAAAGAGCAGCAAAAACCGCTTTTTTTAGTGATGCAGAAGGTTTGGTTTGATCAGATCGACAAGGGCAAAAAAACAGAAGAATTTAGAGACGGTACCGACTTCTACAAATCGAGGCTATGCAATATCGATAAAAAGAACGGCGAAATAACCAGTATTAAAAATTACAAAACAGTTGTTCTTCAGGTAGGCTATCATGCCAACGCCAAACGAATGCTCGTCGAAGTGATTAAGATCGATTTAAAGCGTGATTTTACAATTCACCTGGGTAAAATACTCGAAAGACAGAATTTCTAATTAAAACAGATTAAATATAAATCGACCACCTTATTTGATAGGGTGGTTTTTTCATGTGTAATAAAAGACGCTTTAAAAACATAAATATTTAAAGTTATGCTTTATGTTGTGTATTTTATATTGTTATAAATCAAAGTAATAAATATTTTTGCTTGTGATGGTAACGGCCGAAATACGAAGTAAATATAAAGGCAAAAGCATTGAGGCTTTAATTGAGTCTTTGCAGAAGCTTGTTAACGCAAAAGTTCGAAAACGAGATAGTAAAGATGGGTATTTCATCTGCATATCATGTGACGAGCTAAAACAGGTTAATCAGATGAATTCTGGGCATTATTTCGCCAAAGAGTTTTATAAATCGGTTCGATTTGACCTTGATAATATGCACGGGCAATGCATAAGGTGTAACAAGTATTTGAGCGCTAATTTGATACCATATAGGGCAAATTTGCTGCTAAAGATAGGCGAATGCCGCTTGAAGCAATTAGAGCAAAAAGCAGCCTTAAAAAACTTCAAATTCAGCCGTGACTTTTTGATTGAACAAATAGAAAAATATAAGCATGAAAAATACTAAAGAACTGTATTTGGTTCTGACGAAAAAGAACTTTGTAGATATTCTCAAAGGCATCAAAAAAGAGGAGTATAGAGCATTCTCAGACTATTATATCGAACGGCTGGGCGAAGTTGATAAAGATGGTGAGCTGATCGGCACAATTGTACCTGAAACAATTCGCTTTCAAATGGGCTACAGCAAAAACGCACCGCAAATGGTTGTCGAGTGTAAAGATGTCCTTATTGATGTTGATAAGGATGTCAAGGAAGGCGAGGACCTGACAACCGAAAATAGCAATTTCGCAATAATTCTTGGCGATATCCTCGAAAAAACCAACTGTGAAAAACTAAATGTTTAACCTTAAATACAATTGCAATGTCAGAAGCTACAGCAAGAAGTGCAAGAAGAGCGGTAAGGAGATCTTTCGCTAGAATTGCCCCAAGAGTAATCAGACGTAGAGGATAATGGATTTATCAGCTACATTAAACAGTATCATATCCCTGTCAAAGAAACATGACAGGGTGATACTCTTTCATTCCGGCGCAGGAAAGGATAGTATTGCGCTGCTTAACATGATGGCGCCACATTTCAGGGAAATTGTCTGTGTTTACATGTTCATGGTTAAAGATCTTGAACATATCAACAGGTATATCCACTGGGCAGAAAAGAAGTATGCAAACTGCCGTTTTATCCAGACTCCACACTATGCACATTACAACAACAAGAAACACGGAGCCTTTGGTGCTGATCCGGTTAAATATTCAGAGTGGAATGTTTCAAAGATCAACGAAAAAGTAAAGGAGGATACCGGCATTGAATGGGCGATTTTAGGTTTCAAAAAGAACGACTCTCTGAACCGTAGGTTAATGCTGAACTCTTATCCGGATAGTATGACCAGTGAATCTGGTCAAAAGCTATACCCGCTCGCTGATTGGAACAATAAGCAGGTGCTGGCATACATTAAGAAAAAACGACTTATTGAACCCATCAAGTACGGAAACACTGGAAATACGAGGTCACAAGGAACCGATGTCACGGATCTTTCATTCCTTCTTTGGTGTAAACAGAATTATCCAGGGGACCTGAAAAAGATAATTGAAGAATTTCCTGACGTTGAAAGAATTCTTTTCGAGTATAACCATTCACAAAAACAATATGCAGAATAAAGTAAAACAGAGTGAGACTATTGTCCTTAAGCGATCAGAGATAACACCCGCAGATTATAATCCCCGTACCATTACTGAGGAAGCCCGTAAAGCTTTAAAGAAGAGCATAAAAGAAAATGGCATCATAGGTGGTATGGTCTGGAACAAGCAAACAGGAAACCTTGTCTCTGGCCATCAAAAGCTAAGCATTGCTGATGAAGTCAATAAGTATGAAGCCGGAAACGACTATGAGATAAAAGTAGAGGTCGTTGATGTGGATCTAAAGAAGGAGAAAGAACTAAATATCTTCTTCAATAGTAAGGCTGTCCAGGGAGAAATGGATTATAAGAAGCTTGCTCAGATCTATCCCGATATCGATGCATCCCTGGCAGGACTTGATGATGTAGATGTTTCCATGATCGAAATTGAACTACCAACCATGCAAGACATTGAGATACCTTCATTCGAGCCTCAGGAAGAAAAGAAGATTAATGCAGAGTACGAGAAATCAATCACACAAGAGTTGAGCAACTCTAAGCACGTTCCGGAAGCCAGCGTTCATGAATTGGAACGTAAAGAAGCTGCAGAAGAATTGACAGCAGAAGAAAAGAAAGCTAAGATCAAAGAGATCAAGGAAAAGGTAAAAGAAGGTGCCAGACTAGATGGTGAACCATACTTTACAGTTTCCTTCTCTGATTATGACGCTAAAGTAATGTTTCTCGAATTCCTAGGTTTTAACCCCGAAGATAAATTCATCAAAGGTGAAGAGCTACAGGAGAAAATAGATGAAGTCTATGCGAGTTGACACAACAAAAAGCCCATGCGGTAAATTAATGTATACTCATGAGCGGGAAGCAAAAGAGATCATCACCAAGTGTAAATCTGCCAGTAGTAGAAGTAAGATCCCAAAGAGACACTATTACTGTAAAGAATGTCACGGATGGCATGTAACAAGTCAAAAGAATAAATCAAAATTTCAATAATATGTATTTAGAAGTAAAAGAAATCAAGTTTGAAGACCATAAAGATGCTAGTCAGAGTAAGAACTATCCGGAAAACGGATTTTACATAACGGAAGTAGCAGGTCTTATTACAGATTTAAGGTTCGTAGATAAGACAAGTAACCTAAACCTTATAATCTGCCCGAAGTCAGTATTTGATGGGGTGCAATTCATGGCAGTAAACCCAAATCTTTCCAAAGAGCCAGAAGCGGGAACAACATCGGAGGAATTGTTTCCGATGGGATATGCTTCAGAAACTTTCATTTTGGACTTTACAAAGATTCTATTAGGTCAAAGAAAATAGTTATGGCAACAAGAGGTAGAAAGACAAAGTACGATCCAGACCAGCATCCTAAAAATGCATTGAAGTATTCTCTGCTAGGATTGACGGATGTACAAATGGCAGGTGCTATGGATATAAATCCAGATACTCTTTATCAATGGCAAAAGAAATACCCAGAATTTTCCGAGGCCATAAAAAAGGGAAAAATAGAAGCTGACGCCAATGTTGTTTCCACCTTGTATAAAAGAGCATTAGGACATACCCAGAAATACAAACAAGCATTTAAGCTGAAAAAGGTAGATGAGGAAACTGGAAAACTATATGATACTGTTGAGATAGTTGAAGTAGAGGATTACTTCCCACCTGATATGATAGCAACAATATTCTGGCTTAAAAACAGACAGCCGGAACACTGGAGAGACAAGAAGGAAGTTGAGATAGATGATAAGCGCGAATTAAATACTTCCGTGCTTTCCGATTCAGCTTTAGAAGAATTAGAACAGGCGTTAAAATCTGATGAAAAGTGATAGACTTAAAATTTCCCAACTTAAAATACAGCTCTTTGAAATCTATGTAGAGAAATTCAGAAGGGGGAATTTTGATTTTATTACAACTCATAACGGAGAAAAGCATTTAAAGCAAGAGGAAGCATTACAGATCCTTTGTGATAAAGATACAAGAGAATTTCTCTATGGTGGTGCAGCAGGTGGAGCGAAATCATGGACCGGTGCAAGTTGGCTGCTTTTCATGTGCCTCCTTTATCCCGACTCTAAATGGTTCATAGGCCGTGAGGAATTAAAGCGTATTCGTTCTTCTACTTTAATTACTTTCCAAAAGGTTTGCAAGGCTTATAGTATACCAGCAAGCGAATGGAGATACAACGGACAGGATAACTATATCCAATTTAGAAATGGCTCCCGTATCGACATGTTGGACCTACAGTTTAAACCGAGTGATCCGCTTTATGAAAGATTCGGTTCCTTAGAATATACCGGTGGATGGATAGAGGAAGGGGGAGAAATAAACTTTGGTGCATTTGATGTTCTAAATACAAGGGTAGGTCGACACCTCAACAAAGAATTCGGTTTAGTTCCGAAAATGTTCGTTACCTGCAACCCTAAGAAGAATTGGATGTATTCCCATTTCTACAAGCCTTTCAAAAAAAACATTCTAACGCCGATACAGAAGTTTTTACAGGCATTTGTTCAGGATAACCCATTCATTGATAAACTATACATAGAACAGCTGGAAAACACAAAAGATAAGGCAAAGAAGGAAAGGCTTTTGAAGGGGAACTGGGAATATGACGACAACCCTTACAAGCTTTGTATTTATGACAAGATCCTGGATTTGTTCCGAAATGACCACCTTACAAATGAGAAGAAGAAATACATAACTGCCGACGTTGCAAGGTTCGGATCAGATTTAGCGGTTATTGGTGTATGGGAAGACTGGGAATTGATTGAGGTACATGAATTTGAGATCAGTAAGACCACGGAAATTCAGGTGTGTATCAAAGCTTTACAGCAAAAACACTCAATTCCAAAAGACCAATGTATTGCTGATGCTGATGGAGTTGGAGGAGGTGTAGTTGATAATTTGGATATTATTGGTTTCCACAACAACGGCAGGCCATATGATGAAGATTTAGGAGATGAGAAGGATACTCCGAAGTATAAGAACGCTCAGACACAATTGTTAGTTTATCTAGCGGAAAAGATAATCAATATGAGCAAAATGTTTATTTCAGCAGAATTATCCGAAGAACAAAAGGAAAGAATCAAGGAAGAACTTGACAGTATAGAGCAAGATCCGGATTATGATATCATAACCCTAGTAAATAAAGCAACAATCAAGGAAAACATAGGAAGGTCTCCAGATTATCGAGATATGATCCTTATGAGAGCTTATTTCGATTTCAATAAGCCAGTCAGAAACAATTTGAACAGAATAGCATCTTTAATATAATGGACGAGAAATATTACCAACTACAGACCATCGGAGAGAAAATAGCCTATCTTAAAGATAATGGGCTAGAACTACCGAATATCGAAAAGTACGATTCAGAGTGGGATGAAAAACGGCATAAAATCATGACAGATTACGTTACATATCCTGATAAGATTATCGAAGATGAATACACAGATGAGTTTGGGAAAAAGCAAATTAGTAAGAAGCCTCAAAAACTAGTTAGGGTTCCATTATCTTACCAAAAGAGATTAGTTTCAATTGGTGTTACCTTTCTATTTGGAAATGAAGTTAAATACACTAACAACCTTGAAGATAGTACATTATACGATGCCTATATTAAAGTAAAAGATAAGGAGAAATTTCAGTTTTTAGATCGTGAAATAGCTGAATCGAATGGAAGATGGAGACAATGCGCTGAATTATGGTGGACGACAGAGGAAACCAATGATTATTATAATTTTCAATCTCAATTTCGACTTAAGGTTACATTGCTTACACCAGATAAAAACAAAATGTATCCATACTTCAATGATCATGGCGATATGATTGCTTTCTTGCGAGAGTACGAGAAAAGGATAAACGGTCAGAAAGTTAAGCATTATGATATTTATACTGCCGACAGAATAGCTTTACTGCGTGATAGCAATAGCGGAATAGAACTGTTATCAGAAACAGCCAATCCAATAGGTAAAATTCCTATTGTTTGGTACTCGTTTCCTGAAGTTGAATGGGAAAGATCGCAACCGGCAATTGAAAGGCTTGAAGAGATTCAAAGCGGAACTGGCGAAACAAACAAAAAGTTTTCAGATCCTATTTTGGGGCTAACGGGTGAAGTTACAGGCAGTATTTCAAACAGCACAGGGGGTAAGGTATTCCAATTTAAAGGCGAGAACGCAGGAGGGCAATATATCCAGCCACCAAACGCAAGTGAAAACTTAGCAACAGAGAAAAAATCACTACAATCTATTGTCTACGAAATGAGCAATTCAATAGATATTTCACCTGAAGCATTTGAGGGTATGGGAAATATGCTTGCCACTGAAAATGCAGCCTACCTGTTCATGGCACCACACTTAAAAGTAGAAGAAAAGACCAAGATTTATATTCCTGCCTTACAACGTAGAATGTCAATTGTTAAGTCATTCCTGCAGTTAATGAATACTTCATTTAGGGGTAAAGATCTGGATGCAAAACCAATCATTACTCCGTATATAATCAACAACGAGGCTAAATTCTTAGAAATGCTAATGGCAGTAAACGGAAATCAGCCGCTATATAGTCAAAAGGCTACAATGGAGAAAGCAGGAATAAAGGATGTGGATAAGATGCAAGAGGAGATTAAGAAAGAAATGCCAGTTCCTCCGAAAGAAATTACAAAAAATCCTTTGTAGCTATTTGAGGTTTAGAATTAATTCATTATATTAGAGATAATGAGCTCTAATGCTCTAAGAAACAAAATGAAGAAGGTCGTTTTTGATTACATTTTAGAAGTAATCAGCCGCAATGAGTGTATGGGAATTTCTTACGAAGAAATTAAAGAGAAATTTGAATTGTCAAAGTTTGATTTTATGCAAGTAGCAAAAAATTACTCCTGGAATTATAACTTAAGACCTAAAATTACTAGTGACTGTATATTTTTTTTTAAAATCAACTAGTTAATATCAACAGCCTTCTCTTTGAGAGGGCTTTTTGTTATATTTGTGAGAATCAAAAATTAATAATTATGTTTATAGAATTTACTATTATCAACCCAAGGCCATATGAAAATGATTTTGAAAAAGCAGCTTGGGAAAGAGCAGAAGGAGAAATAAAGCAAAGAATATGGAAAATCTTAGATATCGAAGATTTAAAAGGCCTGCATTTACATGTAGAAATAGATATGCAAAACAATAATGCAAAACTAAAAAGCACTGGAATCCCAGAAGATAAAATTAATATTGCACAGAATATTTTTAAAAAACTATCATAAAATAGCCCCTTAAATGGGGCTTTTAATTTATTTAAGTATAATTTTTGAAACCCTTTCGTAGTCTTCGAAATCATAAGCAATCTCTGTGAAGGTAGAGTATAAATTATTTGAATATTCCATTGTAGTTATTTCAACCTGACCCCCTATAAACGGATTAGCCTCTTTATCAAATGCTTTTTTCTGTTCTTTAGTTATGGTAATCAAAGACTCATGTATATTCTTTAAAGTGGACCAATTTAATTCTCTTCCTAAAGTTTCTAAATTAATATTGTCGTGTTGAGGTTTGTATATTTTGTTGTTTCCATCTATGTTGTTGAATATTTCTTCAATAATTAGTTTTCTATTTTGATTGAAATAAATCTTAGACATTCCCAATCTATTAGTAGCATCATTAACTCCAAACAAAAACACTGTTCCAATTCTATCTGGAGTACACTCATCATAGATATCAGAAAGCTCAAAATCTCTAATCGACTCTAGTAAGGACATGTATCCAACTGCTTTGGATTCTTTTTGTATAAAAACAAACAATTCTAACCCAAAATCCCTCAATCCTTGTGATGTAAAACAGCATTTATATTGAGGGATGTGATAAATTTTAGTAAGAAAGTTTTTATGAATTTTTCCATAAGGAGTATCTAGCCCACATAAAGTATCAGTCGCAATAATGTATTTCTCATTTGTAAACCATCCATTAAAAGCAGTCATAATTTATTTGTTTTTATTTCAAAGTTAGCTCTTTTCCTTTAAGTGCGAAGAAAAGCATGTTTATGTCCTGTTTCTAATTACATAAATTTCATACTGTAAGATAAAATGGTTCAAGTCAGAAACAATCTTTTCACAAGTACTTTGATTTAAGGAATCGATTGACCGTTTAAAGCTGTTCTCTGTTAGTGTTTTCTCTTTGGAAGTTACAAGAGTATTTATTTCTTTAAATTGATTTAATAAATGAGTTGGAACCACTGATTCTACACACCAATTCATAGGGCCTTTAAATGCTTTAAGTAGATCAGATCTGGCATCAATTCTATTTCCAGATAAATCATTCTCCATTCTTTTTAAACACTCTAATGCATATTCGGATTGTTGTTGTGTCATAATTAATAAATTATAGTAACAAAATTACCAAATAATTAATGAAAACTATAAATAGCGCCTAATTATTAACATCTTATTTTTGTTCGAGTTGAACTAACAATTGCTCTGCTTCCACTTTTGTCTTCGGCTGAGGTAGCTGTTTAAAAACTAATCCATCTTTAGGAGACGCACCGGTGATTGTTTTGTCCTTATGGACCGTCAGAGAGTTCCAAATATTCTCTGTAAGTTCTTTCTGGTAGTTGGTACAGAAGGTAGTTCCGTTTGCTTCCCGGATAGTCTCTTTTTTATATCCGTTTTCTGTTAAGAAGTTGTAGAAATTAAAGTTGTCCATTTATTTTAATATTTTAAATCTGTATTTTCCGATATCCAAAAACTTTTTGTAACCATTCCTTTCGGAAAAAAGCGTAAGAGACCTGTTTTTGTCTCTGATGTGAATACCGAACTTTGAAAAAATACGAAACCAAAAAATGCCTGAACCGGAATAATAATATAATAGCCTATTCATTGTAATCTGCTTTTATTATTAAAGGAATTTGATATGAATTCAGCATGCTCAAATGCTTCGAGTCTTTCTCTCGTTAAAATATGCGGATCATCAGTCTGGATATATGGGACGGTTGCTATCTTATACTTTTCTCCTAAAGTAGTGTTTACAATATTCCAAGCTGATTTGCTCTTGGAGTGTTTTACTATTGTTTTCATCGTCTTTTAATTTTAGGTTTCACGTATTTAGGTTTAAGGTTTTTCTTTCCGTTGGGGAGTAAGCCGTATTTTTTCATCGGGAAACTTCTTTTAGAATTAATTCATATTGAACGACAATCATTTCATTCTTATCTTCTAAATCCAAATTGTAATCACCTCGATGATGCCCAACAATCATTTTTGCAGAACCTTCACTTGGATAAGTTATTATATCCTTTTGCTTTTTTGGAATGTCGAAGTATCTACCGATAGAGTTTCTACATAAGAACTTAGTTCTTTCTTTGTTCGTGATTAAAAAGACGTTTTCCATGAGTATTTTATTTTGACGAATTAATAGTTTCAGTTTGCTGAATGATTTTCGTGTGTTTAAATCTAAAGTCATGTAAATAAAGTCTACCACTGAATTCAGATGATGGCTCTTCTATTCCTTCTGCATAAAAATAACCTCGATCGTTCCATTTGACTTTAAAACATGGCCTATGCTTCCAAGTGTCAATCATTTCTTTTGTCCATGTTGGATAGTGACGTTTGTAGAAATCATCTTCATTAAAATCCTTGTCAAAAGAATCAAATGTAAGTATGTCACCTTCTTTAATTTCTACACCATTGAAATCAACGGGTTTCTCAATGCCTTTACCACCTTTCAAATAAACTTTCATATCCTTTATTGTTTAAGCCACTCAATTACCTTATGAGTGTGGAACATTAGTTTAGTTTTCTGCTTTCTATTTTCATAGCCTCCTATAATTAATTCTTCAGGTAATAGTTTATTATCAATTAAGGAGTAAACACGTCTTCTCGGCTTTCCGATTATCTGGCAAAACTGATCCAAAGTAAGAGATATTGACTTCGACAACTCAACCAGGTTAGACGCTTCCATTACATCTCGGAGCGTCATATCAGCCATTCTTTTATTCAACAATTCATTCATATGGTAATTAAAACGGTTTATTAAAGTGAAACTTTAGATAACAATGCTAAATTACAAAATTACATATTGTTATGCAATAGTAACGTAAGTACTTTTGAGCATAATTAATAATTCTAAGTAATGTTTGAAAAAATCCTAAAAGAACTTAAAACCAAATATGCAAACCTGGGGTTAAGTGAAACAATTTTAAAAGTCATGGCTGAAACATTAGCTAAGACGGTTGAAAAAGAGGAAGACGTAGAAAATGCAGTGGTAGGGGTTGAAGGACAGATGAAAATTTATCAATCCTTCGCTGATCAAAACAGAACGCTTCAAACTGAAATCACAAACCTTAAGAAAGCTGGAGAGGGTAAAGCCGATGAGAAGAAGGAAGAAAAAAAGGAGGGTGAGGAAAAGAAAGAAGTGGGCAATGAAATTCCAGCATGGGCACAAGCTATCATAGACAGCAATAAAACACTATCTGATAGTCTAACTGCCATAAAGGAAAAGGAAACTCAGCAAACCAATGCTCAAAAACTGCAAACCAAATTAGACGAACTAAAAGTCTCCAAAACTATTCAGGCTTTAATTCCTGCCGGGCTCACATTTGAGAACGATGAAGCTATCGAGGTATACGCAACTGAAATGAAAACAAAGTCAGATGCTATCGCTCAGGAATTCGGGAATGCGGCATTAGGCGCAGCACCAAAACCATTGTTTGGAGAGGCGGTTAAAGAGTCTGGTATCTCTACAGGTGTTCAAGATTACATCAAAACAAAGTACAACAATGAAACAAATAACTAAATCAGGTCCTTCGGGATTTCAAAAAGTGGTGTTCGATGAGATCACTGCTTTTTACCCCGGTGGAGCTCATGTAGATAAAGCATCTGCGTCTGCAAGATTTACAGATGGTGTTTTGCCTGCCGGAACCGTTTTGGTTCCTGGGACAGACGGAATGTTTAATGTGGTAAATGAAGCGCTTACTGAGGCAAATTTAGAAGGAGCTATCGGATTAACGACACACGATGTTGTCATTGATGATTTCCCATTGGTTGCGGTGGCAATTGCAGCCACCTTCAGAGCAGAAGCAATTCCTGAATTTGAAAAGGAAGGGGTGGAATTAATCAAAAAAGCTATTCCAAGACTTACGTCATGGTAAAAAACAATCACAAAAATTTAATCAATGGCAGATCAAATAAAAATAAATGCGAATAATGTAGTTCCTGAATTTAAGGAGGCTGATTGGCAGGCAATTATCCAAGCATATCCGTTAGGAAATTTACACTATCGAGAGTTTTTTCCTTTGGAATTCAATATTGGTTTAGACTTTAAATCAATAGAAAAAGCAGCAGGAGCCAAGGTTATGGCAGACGTTGTCGCTTTAGGGTCAAGAGCTATCAGAAAAGGGCGTGACTTTGTGGAAACCGCTATGGGACAAATTTCCAAAAAAGAGATTGCGCGAGATAAGGATGAATATGACATGTTCAAAATTCGTGAGCTAAGAGCAGCAGCTCAGCAATTTCCAAATAACGCATCAATCAAAAACCAAATGATTGATATGATTTATGAGGATGGCCCTTTCTGTTTAGATGGCGTTAATGCTAGACTAGAATTTGAATCCAAGCAACTTGCGTCAACGGGTAAAATGGAAACTTTAGCCAACAACAACCTGGGAGTAAAAAGCGTAAAACTCAACTATGGTGTGAGAACAGTGACATCGCTAAAAGATTGGGCTAATGATCCGACTGCGGATCCTATTTCAGAAATAGAAGGGTGGCAAGAAGAAGCCGGAGATTTGGGCTACAGATACTCAACAATGACGTTGGAAACCAAGTTGATAAACAAGATATTGAAAAATATCAATGTGAAAATGTTTGTTTTGGGAATCCCAGTTACAGAATCAACTGTATTACCAAGTGTTACATTGGAACAGCTTAATGCACAATTGGGGTCCAAGTTGCTTCCAACTTTTAAAGCATGGGACTCTTCTGTTCAGAAAGAAGAAAAAGACGGTTCGAGATCAGCACTTACAGGGTGGGAACAAGGTAATGTAACCTTCTCGATTTCACCTGTCCTAGGTGTTACAAAACATACTCTATCAGATGAATTTAATATCAAAACTGGATTGGAAATGTCCAAGACTGTAAGGGATGAATTCATTTTGTTGAAAACATGGGGAACAGAGGACCCGCAAATCATTTCCACAAAAGGGACTGCATTTGCTATTCCTGCTCTTTATAATGTAAAGAAAACCCTGATTGTAAAAACTAAGAAATAATGACTATCGGGGAGTACATACAAGAAAAATTTAATCTTTGGTCGGTTGAGTATTCCGATGGTATGGTTGCAGCTGAACTGGCTCGCGTGAACCTTGATCCATCCGAAACCATAACGAATGAAATAAACCTTGATAATTTCTTTTATAACGTCATCCCCGATATCATTAATATGCCTTCCAGTATTTCTGAGGGTGGTTATTCTATCTCCTATGATAAAGCCACTCTTTTGAAATACTACTCAATGGTAGCAAGGAAACTTGGAAAGCCTGATTTGTTCTCTGAAAATACAATCACTGATATAACAGCGAAATGGGGATAAAGCAATTTCCATATACGCTGAAGGTATTCAAAAAGACAGAAGCTCAACAGGATCCTGACAATGGTAGTTGGATTCCAGGGTCTGAAGAATGGATAACTATTTCTAAGTGTAGAGACGAAGGAAACGGAGGAGGAAATAGAATTGTGACTACTGACGGAGAAATATATGTGTTTGGAGCAGTCATTTACCTGCCAAAAACCAGTCCTTCTGTTGAGTTGGGGGCAAAGATCAGAGTGTTAGACAAAGAAGGAAATACGAGGCTCGAAGGAGATAACAAGCTATTCAAAAAAGAACAACTACACGCAAGACTATGGGTTTAACACTGGACAGTTCCGGATTTGAAAGGCAGATTGCTAAAGCAGCACAGGAAATTGAAGCTAAAATGATTCAAATACTTGCAGATGCCGGAAGAGTTATCGCAGCGACAGCAAGGACGAATGGTAATTATCGTGATGTCAGTGGAGATCTTAGAAATTCAAATGGGTTCCTTCTAATGATTGATGGTATCATCAAGGCAGAAGGATTTCTTTCTGGAAACGGAGGTTCAAAAGCTCGTTCACTTGCTCTGGAAGTTGCAGATACTTCAAAAGGTATCATATGCCTGGTAGTCGTTAACGGGATGGATTATGCCGCTAAAGTAGAAAGTAGAGGGGCTGATGTGCTTACGTCAGCTGAACAGTTTGCAAAAAGAGCTATTCCTCAAATGTTAAATAAACTGAAACAATGAAGACAGTCTTAGAAGCGAAACAATGGATTTTTGAGCTGCTTACACAGTCTAATATTAGAACTGTTATTTCCGGAAATATTTACAAAGATAAAAGACCTTCCGGAAGCAAGAAAGAAGACATAGTGATCAATGATATTGCCATGGACAACTCCTTTCTACAAGACGGTGTCTTCAATGTGAATTGTTACGTGCCGATGCTTTCAGTAAGCTTTAACGGAATTACTCAATATATGCCCGATACCAACAGACAATTAGCTATAGCACAATCGGTTTATCCCGTATTCCATAATATTTTCAGACCAAAATTTAACCTTACTGTGGAAAGCCACAAAACCTTTGAGGAGGAGGAAGAGAAAGCGAATTATATCAATTTCAGAATCAATTTAAAAGCATATAACTAAAAAAAATACAAACAATGTCATCAATTAATAACGGCTTAGCCAAAATAGAAATAGGGGCCATTGCTGCCGATGGTGGAATGGGAACAACTTTGGAAAGACTGGGTGAAGTGAAAGAAGGAACTTTCAAAGTTAACCAGGCAGAAGGAGATAAAACAGAGTTTAAAGTTGAAGAACATGATGATCCTATTTTTATCAGACAAAAAAAAGGAACATTGGCCTTTGAATTTGAAATTCATAATCCTGATGCAGCAACCTTTAAGCAAGTATGGGGTGGTACTGTGGATGCTACTACTGGAAAATATACACCTCCAATGAGTTTACTTCCGATTGAAAGATCTTTGAAGATTACACCTGAAATTGGTTATGGGTTCGACATACCAAGAGCTCAAATTTCTGCAAGGTTCTCCGATGCAATGGGTAAAGATTCGTTGCTAGGTGTAATTGTTACAGCTACGGTACTAAAGCCAACAAAGGATGGTCTATCGAATTTCGAAAGTCCAAAATATCCAACAACTCCGTAATACTTATTCAAAGCCTATCTCCGGGTAGGCTTTTTTAACAAAACTCTATATGGAAAACATTGAATTAGAGAAGGAGGAGTTAGAATTGTTAGTAGGAGAAGGTTACAGCTTTGAAACTGTCTTATTTGGCAAAAAAAGGAAATGGACTATTGGGAAGCTTTCCATGGGAAAAATGCTAAAACTATCTGCAATTTCAATAAAAATTAAAGTAGACGAAGAAGCGCTTTCTAATAGTGATCTTTCAGTTCAGTTACCGGCGCAGTATGAAGCGGTAAGAGATAATGCCAAACTATTAGCTGAAGCCGTGGCTATTGCCGTAGAAAGCAAAACTCCAAAATGGTTCCTGAAGTGGCACTTCTTAAACTCCCTCAATAGCGAAGAGATTATGAACTTCTCTCTGGAACTATTGAAATTCTCAAACTATCAAAATTTTATGACCTCTACGGTATTAATGAACGGGAATCGTCCGACCAAAGCGATGCCGATAGAGAAAGCGGTCTAAAAACTATTTACGGAGCCATGGGGCAAATCTGCCACCACTTCGGATGGACTTTAGACTACCTGCTTTGGGAAATAGATTGGAGGATTGTACAGCGCATGCTGATTGATGCTCCTAAATACGAGTCGAAAGACGAAAAAGATCAAAAAAACAATTCCAAGTCGGTAAAAATGACTGAGCAAAACTCAGATGACCTTATCGCACAACTACAGCAATACAAGTAATGAATACCAATAACGGAGCCTTATATTTTGGAGCAGGAATAGACACCACACGATTTCGTAGAGACATTGAGTCTATGCGTAGGGATATTTTGGGGCTTTCTCAAACAACAGTTCAGGAAACCCGGAATATGGACTCTGCTTTCAAAAACCTTTCGTTAGGTATTGCTGGAGCATTCTCAATTGGAGCTGTTAAAAGCTTTGTAATGGAGTTGATTAATGTTCGGGGAGAGTTCCAGAAAACTGAAATTGCATTTACTACAATGTTAGGAAATGCGGATCAGGCTAAGGTTTTAATGGCTCAGATGGTTGACTTAGCCGCAAAAACACCTTTCGGCTTGCAGGATGTTTCATCAGGTGCTAAACAATTACTTGCATTTCAGGTTCCTGCTAACGAGGTTGTAGATGTTCTTACAAGAATGGGAAATATCGCAGCTGGATTAGGGGTTCCACTTTCCCGTATCAATTTAGTTTATGGCCAGGTAAAAGCAAAAGGGAAATTAGCGGGTGATGATCTAAGACAATTTACTGAAGCAGGTATTCCAATGCTCGCAGAGCTTGCAAAGAAATTCGGGAAAACCACAGCCGAAATTTCAACTATGGTTTCAGCTGGTAAAATTGGTTTTAAAGATGTTCAGGATGTCTTGTTTAGTTTGACCAATGAGGGTGGAATGTTTTTTAACCTCATGGAAAAGCAATCAGCATCCCTTTCTGGAAGGATTGCAAACTTAGGTGATGCATGGGATCAGATGCTTAACAAAATGGGGGAGTCAAGTGATGGTATATTGACAAATGGTATTGAAGGAATAACGTATCTCATAGATCACTATCAGAATGTTTTAGAAATCATTGAAGGATTAGTTGTTGCTTATGGTAGCTACAAGGCTGCTGTCATAGTAGCATCTGCCGCTCAGGCTTTTGGAAATAGAACAATTCAATCAGAAATAGCTTTGCTAAGTATTTCTGAAAAGATGAAGCTTGGAAGAGCTTTGGTTACGCAAAGACAGGCTGAGGCGACTGCAAGAGATGCTTCGGCGGAAGTAGTAAGTACAAGAGCTAAGTATGCAGCATTACAAGTTGAAGTCTCCAGCTTATCAGTTAAAAAACAAGCGGCAATACAATCTGCTTTAACTGCAGCTACAAAAGCACAAGAGGCAAGAGTTCAATTATCATCGGCAAGAATGGAATTGTCGTCAATTCAAGCTGTAGGAACAGCAAGACAAGTTGAACTGGCGCAAAAAAGAGTAGAAATAGCGGAAAACGCAGTTATTGCATCTCAAGAAACGGCTGCTGTAGCAAGAAAAAGAGCATTAGCTGTTGCATCTGAGTTTAACGCATCCAGACAAGCTTTGGAAAATACAGCTAAGGCAATTGGGACCGCACAAGGTGCAGCAGCTGTTGCAACTGAGGTGGCTCAGACGGCAGCTAAAAATGCAAATGCCATAGCTACAGCAAGATTAACGTTTGCTACGACTTTAAGAACAGCAGCAACTAGATTAGCAACAACTGCTCAGGCATTGCTCAATGCAACGATGCTCGATAATCCTATAGTTTTAGTGATTGCTGCTGCTGTTGCACTGACCTACGCTTATCTGAAATTGAGGGATACTTCCACAGCTGCATCAATTGCTGAAAAACAACTAAATGACGAAAGACAGAGATCAAGTAAGCTTATTGAAGAGCTTAAAAACAAAACCCAAGAATTAACTTCAGTAATCAATTCAGACACTTCTACCAAACTACAACAATTAGAGGCATACAAGGCTATGCAAAAAATGTATCCATCACTATTGAATAGTATGGATTTGGAAACATTTAAGAAGCTCGGCTCTACAGAAGCTCAAAAGAAATTGAATGCTGAATTGGATAAATTTAGTACTCAGAATATCCGGGTAAATATTGATAAAGCTAAAAAAAGCATTGAGGAATATACAGCAAAGATTGAGGAACTAAATAAAATACTCTCTAAAAGAAATGGAGACAGTGGTATTTATCTGGATAAATTAGAGCTCGCTAAGAAAAATCTAGAAGCTCAAAAAATTAATCTGGAAAAATACAACGAAGAGTATAGACAGAGATTAGAGAACGAGAGAATGTCTTCAATGTCTTTGGCAGAGCAGAAAAGGTATTGGGAAGAACAGGTTAAATCAATTAATCAACAAATCTCTGCATTAGAGAAAAGTAATGTAAAAAAGGCTGAAGCATTAGATAAAGTAAATAATATCTATTCTCTAGTGAAATCTACTTCCATTAGCCTTATCAATTGGAATATTAACCCTCTTTTATCACAGCTTAACAGAGCGCAATCTGAAATAAATAAAATCAACAATGCGCAGACCGGTGTTTCTGTTGATAAAAACAAAGCATATTGGGAAGCTCAGAAAAAAGCCGCATCTGACGCTAATGACGCCATGAGTAGTAAGCAGATCAATAGTGCTGCCTGGAATGAAAATGTTAGAAAATATCAAGAAGCAGATAACGCTTTAAAAAAATATGACTACTCAGATAAACAACTGCTTAAAGCTCAGAAAGAAAGAGAAAAAGAAAGACTTCGTTTAGAAAAAGGTGCTGAAAAAAGCTATCTATCAGGTTCGGTTACCAGATATGAGCAAAGAATAAGTCTTTTGGAAGATTCTCTTAAAAGATCATCCGGTGACAGTGTAAGGCTGAGATATGTCGATAAATATGGTAAGGAGAGATATAGTAATGAGGTTAAGTCTGTAAAAGCTATTCAAGATGAACTATTATCTCTACGAGAGAAAAGAGCAGAACGTGAAAAACTAATTGAGGTTAAAAGTTTTCAAGAAAGAACAGATGAAGCAGAAAGACAATGGAATAATTACTACAGAATGGCTGAATTCTATGGTAAAGATATTGCTGAAGCCCAGTACAAAGATTTATTTCAAGGATCGCAAACATATCTTGATTACTTAGATAAACAAGAACAAGCTTTGTCAGAACTGTCTGTCAAGGGAATCATTAGTCCACAACAAAGAGCAGATTTAGTTTTTATTGGAGAAAAGAAACGTTCTCTTACTGGCGAAGAAACACCTTTTGAAAATTGGAAAAGAGATATTGATAATGCATTAAAAGCTCTTCCTTCGTTAGTTGATCAAATTCAAAAGATAGATGAAGCGGAAGAACAAATGAGATTAAAAGAAGGGAAAAACACATCATTATCGCTTCAATCAAAAAAATATTTAAGAGAACAGAAAAGAGATATTCTTCAACAGCAACAAGACACCTATAATGAGTTTCTCAAAGAGCAACAGAAGTTTGAAGATAAGAAATTAGTAATTCAACAGAAGTATGAAAATATAAGAAAGCAACTAGACGCGAATTCTTCAAAATATACTGAAAAACAGTTGTTAGATATTCTTGATAAATCATACAAAGCTGAATCTAAAGAAATAGCAGATGCTACTTTAGAAAATCTCCAAAAAAGCGATTTATGGGTTAGGGCTTTCGAGGACCTTGGTAAAGTAGGGCCTAAAACCCTGCAACGTTTAAAAAGTTCACTGAAGGACATAATTGACACTAACAAAAATTTAACCGCGACTGATCTTAAAGCTATTCAAGATCAGATCATTAAGATTGATGATGTAATGTCGTCAAGAGATCCCTTTTCGAAATTAAAGGACTCAATTGCTAAATATAGAGAGGAAAAAAAGAAACTTGCTGATGCGGAAAGAAAGCACGGAAGAGACTCTAAGGAATATAATAATAAACTTGAAGAAACTAACGTGGCGCTAGGGGACATTTTTGAAAAATCCGCTGCCGCTGTATCAGGAGTTGTTGGATTTGCATCTAGTCTTGGAAATGCATTAAGTATGCTTTCAGATGACTCGAATAAAGCATTAAAAGATGTAGAACAGCTAGCTGATGGTATATCTAATGCTGTACAAGGGTATAACAAGCAGAATTACGCTCAATTGGCAGGAGGGATGGTACAAATAATAACCTCTATATCTAATTTAGTTGGAGGAGACAATGCAAGAGAAAAACAGATTAAGGAATGGGAAAGAGCAATCAATAATCTTAAAAACACTTACACAGACCTTCAGAGAGCAATAGAAAAAACTGCAGGCGAGGAATCTATTTCCCGCCAAAAAGAACTTATTACCAATCTAAAAGAACAACAGAATACTCTTAGCCAGATGCGTGATAAGGAATTTGGTAAAAAGCGAGCTGATAAGGATAAAATAGCAGCATACGACCAACAAATCTATGACATAAATAGACAGGTTGAAGATTTAGTAACAAAATTTAAAGAAAGTGTTACTACAGTCGAATTTAAAGACCTATCGCAAAAGCTGGCTGAAGCTATAACTTCCGCTTTTTCACAAGGGGAGGATGCGGCCTTGTCATTTGATAAAGTAGTAGATGATGTAATGAAAAATGCTGTTCAGAATGCTTTAAAGATTAAATTCCTTCAACCAGTAGCAGAAGAGTTTGTAGATAAGCTTTACTCTGCAATGGGATTCGGAAAAGGGGACACTGCAAAAATTGAACAACAGATTAAAGAAACTCAATCCGAAATTGATAAAGTTTCAGCAGAAATTAACGCTTCAGGTAATTTTCAAGATGTAAAAGCTCTTAAGGGCTTAAAAATGCAACTCGAGCAAAAAATTAATGAGCTTAAACAGCAAATTGCCAACTCAGACATAGATGGAAGTTTTGACGGTCTTACTCCTGAAGAAATTAAGCTATTAAAAGAAGACTACAAAAATGATCCGCGTATAAAAGGGTTTCTTGACGGAATAAAAAATATCAATGAACTGTTTGATACTACTATTGAAGGAGCCCAAGGCTTAAAAGGTGACATAAAAGGAATTACCGAAAAGACAGCTGGAGCATTGGAGGGCCAATTCAATGCAGTTAGAATAAATATTTCCGAAGTCTTAAAAATCATGAGGGGAAATCAAACTGTAGCAAATGCTCAAACTATTCTCCTTTCAAAAATAGAAAGCAATACAAGTAATCTGATTCAAATCAGAAAGGATATTACAGAGCTTAACTCAAAAGTAAAAAACTCTTTAGCAGGAATACCATAATGAATTTACAAGAAATATACATACAGGCAAAACAGGTTGGTCTTTCCCAGAATTGTGATGAAAGAATGACTTCTGACTTATCAATTAAAAACCTCTGTGGGATGTACTTTGATGGAGATGACTGGTCAATGAAGAATGATTTCCCAAAACTTGAAATTCTGCGGGACTTCAAAGGCAAAAGTGAGGTCTATGGCATTTTTACTGATTATGTTGGTATGCCAAACAATCTTTCAAAGTCTGCATTTTTCGGCAATTCTGATATCCGTATGATCTATAATGGTTACAGTGTTTCTCAGTTGGTATTAAGGCATCAATCAAAAGCAAAGATTACCGTTGCTGATAATGCGATTTTAATAATAAATATCCTTGATAATGCAGAGGTTGATATAGAATGTATTGAAAACGCCAGGGTAGAGGTTTTCCAATATGGAGGAAAAATAAAGAGTTCAGGAGATGTGAGAATTCATAAATCAAGTTTTGAAAAATGAGTGAAGTAAAATATTCTTTAAACGGCAAGAACTTTAAGGATTTCGGGGTTTATGTTTCGGAGTCTTTGGGGCTTGTCGGCTTACTGGAATCAAAAAATATCACTCAATATGACTGGGCTGAGTATCATGGGATATCTCCGGACCTTCGCAAACCGAAATTCAAAGAAAGAACTGTTGAATTAAAGTGTTTTATCCGTGGAAACAATTGGGAAGTGCTGTTTAATAACTTCATGACATTTGTTATCGAAGTATTTTCCAAACCAAGTACACAAAGACTACACGTTGAGCCTTTTGGATTTAAAACGCTTCCTTATGAGGTTTACATTAAAGATGAGGTTAAGCCTGAGAAGCAGTTTAGTGATGGTGAAATGTTCGCAACATTCTCATTGAAGTTCATTGAACCAAACCCAATCAAGAGAGTTCTAAAAACGACTCTGGACAACTTCAAGCTTTCTTATGAGATTGATTCTGAGACAGAGATCTTCTTCGGGGATGGTACTAAGCAGGTTGGCCGCGGAAATGTAAGTCTGACTAAAGACTACTCGTCACCATCTTATGAAAATTCCGGATTGTCACTCGTAAGCACTAGCGGTGTGAATGCTGAATATTTTGAAGTATACGCAGTTCCGGAAAAAGCAACTGCTTACCAATTTTCTGTAGAGATCACCCTTCAAACACCAAAGAACGTCATTCTGTATGTCATTGGCAGAAAAACTACAGGACAATATGTTCCGGCAGCTATAAGTACAATTTATGAAGGATTACCTGGGAAAAATACAATTAGTGTAGTCAAAGAGCTAAACATGTCGGATTACGGAAAGTTCATTTACAAAGTTTTGGATTCTGGAGGAAACGAAGTACCGGGAATTTTATTCGGTAATCCTCGCATTGAGACCGCTGAGGTTGTTGGAGACTGGCAAAACATGTTAGGAAAAGAGAAAATAATAATTATCGCTGGAAATATTGAGGACTTGAAAAACCTTCAATCACCTGCCGAAACAATTTGGAATAAAATATAATATTATGGCAGTAAATAATATAAATGCTCAACAAGTACCAATCAATGTATCAGATTCAATTCCACCTGATAACATTGCGACATTGGATAAAAACGGAAAAGTAGGAAGCTCTTATAGTAAAGAGCAAACTAATGATAAATTTACTGAAGTTGCAACGGATTATAACACCAAGATAAACGAAGTCAGAGAGCAGGTTAAAACTGATTTCAAAGGAACATTGAAGCCTACATCCCCGGCACCTACTGAGGATGGAGCTTATAAGCCCGAAATATCTTCGGAATTGGACAAGCCATCAGATCCTAATAGTACTGCTGATTGGGGGGCGAAATATCCAAATGCAGGGGACCTTAGATCTAAAACAGGTTATGATACTATGTTTTACAAAAAAGGGACCGTTTGGACAAAATCTGAGTCTAAGATGCCGGAAGCTCAAAATAAGATCAATACTTGGTCCGCAGGAAACTATTCTGTAGGTAATCAGGTTGTTTATTCAATTGATCAATCAATTTATGAGGCTAATGCGGTTGTAACTTCCGCAGATATTCCAGGAGTTTCAACTAAGTGGACAAAAAAAATAAGTGGTTACCTGGAAAAGGAAATTACCAGCACGACTGTAGTAAGGTTTTTAAATAAAAAATCGATCACAAAAGTAACACTTAGTAACAACGTTAATTATACCTATGAAGGATCTCTGGCAGTACTCAACTCGACTGAAGTTCATGAAATTATTCCTAATGGTTACTCTATAACCTTTGACGCAATTTTTTCTACAAAAATTCAATCTGATATTGACTATTCAAAACCTATATCGGTAGTATTTCATAAGCCTTTATCCTCAAATCTAAAGCCTTTGGCAATCGTAGTAAATATTTCAGAAATAGATAATACTTTGCCTCCACCAAAATATAAAGTAAACACAGCTGGTGATGCTAGAATTAACACATGGTTTGAATCTTTCGAATTTGCGTCTCATGCTGTAGGTGCAAACGATTGTGTTTTTAACATTGGTATGTTTAATTCAGGTGGGCAAAATCTAATAGTAGGAAACTTTACTTTGGTTGGCCAAGGGGCTGCTGGCAGATGGGCTAGGTTTACAATACCAGAAAGTCAATGGGTTGCTGGCCAAACATATGTGCCAGATGGAATTAATATCGAAGGCGTCAAGGTTAAAGTAGGCAGTGTAAAGCCGCCTTTGGAAATAGTTACTGGAAATACAGCTAATTTCACTTTAATACCTATTTAAAATGGAAATAGGTACAATAACTAATATTACAAGTTTTCAGAACCTAAACGAAACTGATACGAATACTGGATGGAGCGTGTCAGCTGGTAAATTGATTGGACCGGCAGACACTACAAAACCTATCCAATTTAGTTATGTGTCTGGTTTGTGGCTTTGGAAGAGGACGATTATTTCGAATAAAAAAACTTTAAAACTTTTCTTTTATAATACTGCAGGAAACTTTACTTCAGACTTTTATATAAACGATCAAAATAAGCTTTGTAGTCATTTTTCGTATGATAATACTACAAGAACCAGCACAGATGTATTAAGCTACACCAGTGGAGATTTATTAGAATTTTCGATTATTAAAAATGGGCGTACAATAACGTTTTCAGTTAAAAATCTAACGACTAATCAAGTTATAAATTTAGATGCCGTCAACGTAGCAATATCTATTCATAAGCTAAGATTGATAACGTCAGAGATTACTGAAATTAGTAGCTATAAACTGGAAAGCAGTCAAACAACCGGTGGAACTCTTGTGGTAGGCGACTCTATTACATATGGTAGTAATGCTACTTCTGAAAATTTATCATGGGTTTCAATAGCTAACTGGATGCGGGATTGCGGGCCCGGTGATAAGAGTCCTGATGCTTTGTTGTTAATTCCAGAAATTTTAAACATCATTAAGCCTATACGTGTTATTTATGCAATGGGCACCAATGATACTATAATAGCGAATTGGAAAAATGCACTCGTTCAATATGGCAAAATAATGAATGCTAACCGTATCACATTCATTCCTGTGTGTCCTTATGCAAACACTGCAAGATCTATGCAGGCATATTATGATTATATAATTGCAAATTACTCGATCTATTTTGATTTTTATTCAGTAACGAAGGCGGACGGTAGTGCTAATTTAAAACCAGAATATAACTCAGGCGATAATGTACACCTTAACAACGCGGGGCATGCAGCAGTAGGGAATTTTGCTTTAAATAGTCCTTACTATGAATACTATAAAGATTTTGAAGACAATACTTTAGAATTATACTTAAGCTATAGATTTTAAAATGAACAATATCACTCTATATAGAAACGGATCTCCTCTTTTCAATTTAATTGAAAGAGGGAAACGTTCCGTTGATACTGCTACTCTTAATCGTGTTTTGCTTTCGGATGATTCTATTTCAATAAAGATGAAATCCCGGGAGAAGTTGGATATTCTGATTAATGACTATTTTGTTTTATTCGGAGGAGTGTATAGAATTAATACTCCTCCTGGTTGTAATAAAATTAATGAAACTCAGTATGAATACAATATTGTTGCACAGGGATTAATGTTCGACATGCTTCGCTGTAAGTATTTCAACGCTGATACTACCGGCTTCGGTCCGGATCTCGAATTCCCATTGATAGGTAACATTGAAACGTTCTTGATTGCCCTGCGAAACAACATGAAGCGTTTATCAATAAACTGGGACATTGGAAACTTTACCAATGGAGAGACAAAAACAATAACCTTTGGAAGTGACACTTGCCTTTCTGCATTACAGAAGATATGTAATGAATTCAAGACAGATTTTTGGGTAAAGTATGAGAATGATAAATATGTAATACATACCGGAGATTTTGGGCAGAAAGTTCCTTTAAGATTTGAATATGGTAAAGGAAAGGGGCTGACGGGATGGAATCGTAATAATATTGATGAAAATAATATTATTAATAGGCTAATTGTTTACGGTGGAACCAATAATATTCCAAATGAATACAGAAAATTTAGTAAACGTCTAAAGCTTCCGAATTCTGATTACTTGGAAGATCAAGCTTTAATCAATGAATTTGGTCTTAAAGAAGGTGATATTACTTTCGATGACATATATCCACATAGAACCGGTAAAATATCCTCATTAGGAGATACGAAATTTAAATTTTCTGACTCTACTATGGATTTTGATTTGAATGAAAAAGAAGCGGACGGAGTCACTACAAAATATCTTATTGCCGGCACATCAGCAAAGGTTCATTTTAATACTGGTAACCTGGCAGGGTATGAATTTGAGATTAAAAAAGGAGGATATAATCATTCTTCAAAGACCTTTGAAATTATCCCATTTAAAAATGATCAGGGACAAAGTTTTCCGGATGAGGCTACTACCGCATTTCAATTCGCTATTGGTGACGAATATGTCATTTTGGATATTGTAATGCCGAAGACTTACATAGATAAAGCTGAAAATGAATTGTTACAAAAAGGGTTGGAACAATTTGAAATTAATAAGAATGCGAAAATTTCTTATGATCTTAGCATGGATCCAGTATACATGGATAAAATAGGACTAGGAAAGTTTGACATGGGAGACTACATTAGGGTATATGATGAGGTCTTTGGAATTGACAAGGTGTTGCGGGTAAATCAAATCTCAACAGATTTTATACAAAGCGGGGATTATAATCCATATAGAACTAAAATAGTAATTGCAGATACTTACGAAATAGCATACTCTTCACAGGTATCTCTGCAAATTAAGGAAATAAAAAACGTTCTTTCGATCACCAACCTTGGTAAGATCAACTATTCAAAGTTAGGAGTAAAGACCACTGAAGAATTAAAGAATTTGGTCTTTGATACAGATGATTACTTTAATCCGGAAAATATTCGTCCTAATTCTATCGAAACAAATATGATTTCAGTAGGAGCGAGGTCCCAGCAGATCAGCTGCAGCGTTGTCTTCTATGTCATGTATCAAAATGATAAGAATAAGATAAAGGTTAACCCTGGTATTATCTATTCTCAAACATTCGATAAAGAGTGGAATATACCGGATAATATCGAAACTATACCGGATGATCAGTTCCGGTATGTCTACGGAAAATGTAGCAAAACCAGTCAAACTGGATCAATCGTTTTCAGCCAGGAACAAATAAAGTTCGATGCAGATACAAATGATTATTATTTTCTTCTTGGTATTCTTCATTCTGTAGTAGAAGGAGTGAGGGTACTATCCATTACTGTTGGAACAACAACCATAAACGGGGGATTGATCAGAACCGGCACTATTTCTTCGCTTGATGGCCAAATGACAATAAACCTGGATACACAGGAAATAAAAGGGAAGATAAAGTTTACAGATGGCTCTGACGGTTTCACGTCCATTGACAACGGCCTTTTGATGTCTCAGGTTATAGAAGTCGGGAACGCTACGGAAAGAAACGCTTTTATTTCTTCTGTAACAGATGCCGGGGCTGAGAGCGTAAGATTCGGTGCCGGAGCTGATTATGCTCATAAAAATAATGCAGTTTTTAAAGTTCTACAAAACGGTAAAATGATTGCGGAGAATGCTGAAATTAGAGGAAAAATAGATGCTGATTCCGGTACTATCGGTGGGGTAAACGGCTGGAAAATAACGAGTACAACACTATCAAGTACTACAGGACGTATTCTCTTTGGAAACTTAGATGGAAATGGAAATTTATCTACCGGTATTTCAATAAGCGAGAATAACTTTCCAAATTCAACAACCCTTAAAAATAGATTTCAGATAAATAGTTACAGGAACGAAGGTCAGGTTAATAATTTAGCAGCGTACTTTACAGCTTCAGGAAATAATTTGGATAATACAGCAATTTCCGTAGCAGCAGCAGGGGGTACAAATAACACTGCAATTTTAGTCGATTCAGGCGATGTGTATTTTAACCAGCAAGCCCATTTAAGGTTTTCAGCAGTCGATCAGGCTATTTTCACCCCATATAATTATGCAGGTGCTACCTCTTATTATGCTGGATTTACAGGCGTTAAGAATATTGGAGGAGTAAATATGCACTTTTCTAATGGTCTTTTAATTTTCACAACATAAAAAATGAATGGAAAATACTACAGCATACAACATCAGCGAATATCTCGCTTTAATATTTTCGGTATTGATAGGCTCGGGAGCTTACATTTCCTTTGTTTATATCAAAAACAAACAGAAAATAAGCGCTGCCTATATAATAGCAGTCTTGCTAATAAACCTTTGTTTGACTTATGTGGCCTCAGAGTTACTAAAGGCTTTAAATTGGAACGAATGGCGATCTCCATCACTCCCGGTTGTGGCTTTTGCTGGGCAATACTTAACAGACTGGTTTGATAAACGATATTTAAAAATTTTCGATACAGCTTCTAAAAGAGCTGGGATAACTATAGAAGAGAATAAAGATGAATCTAACAATAAAACATCCGAAAATGAAGATCAATAAAGACCTTATATACGGACTCCTTGTTACAATATTAATTTCCGCCTTTGCATATTCTGTTGGAAATATATTCAAGGAAAATAGTGAAAAGCAAGTTTCTGAGATTAAAAAAATACAAGAAGCACAGAAACAAGAACGCTACAAGGCAGAGCAGCGTGAGAAAACAGCAAATTTTAAAAGTGACTCCGCGTTGTCGGTATTGGAAAAACAGCAATATCAAATGAGCCTCATCAATAAAAATTTCAACAACTTGAATTTTAATATTCTAAGTATGAAAAGCCTGTACGACCAAAATTTTAACGATTTAAAAAATATTCAAAATGAAAGCGATCACGTTAATAACGCTCCTGTTAATGAGCAATTTGATTTTATCTCAAAATACCGGTACCAGGAATATTCCGGAGGGACAAATCCCTGAGATATATAAAGGGTTAAAGCAGAATGAATATCTAAAGGTTAGGCTGCAAAAAACAGAAACAGCTCTTTCCTCTGCGAATGCTCTAATAAATGAACAAGATAAAGCTTTAGCAGTCAGTAAAACTCTTCTGAATGCTAAAGATGAATCGATAGGAACGCTTCAGGAAGTTTACAAGCAAGATAAAATCGCCGGCGCCGAAAGAGAAAACCAGTTAAAGATTGATATTTCATATTTTAAAAATGAGATTGATATAATGAAAATAGAATCTCAAAAAAATCAGAGAAAGAAGTTTTGGACAGGTATAAAGATCGGTGGAGTATCAGTAGCTGTGTTGGTTGCAGCTGGACTTATTTTGTTAAACAACAACTAAAGTAACGTGTTAAAGATAGCATTCTATTTAACATTGTACGCCATGGGAGCCGGCACTGGTTTCTGTTTTAAAATTATAATTGATAAAATTTGAGAGAAATGAGAACACTAACAGAACAAGATTATATAAACGCAGCTCACGATTTGGGTTGTGAAGTTGCTGCTATAAAAGCAGTAGCAGAAGTTGAGAGCCTAAATGGGGGCTTTCAAGCAGATGGAAAACCAAAGATATTATTCGAAAGACATAAATTCCATGAATTCACCTTTGGAAAATATTCAGCTATGAATTCAGATATATCTAATCCAAAACCGGGAGGATATACAAAGGATGAGCATGTAAGGCTTGAAAAAGCTGCTAAATTAGATCGATCTGCAGCATTGAAATCTACATCCTGGGGGAAATTCCAAATTATGGGCTTCAATCACAGTTTAGTAGGATTTCCGGTGCTACAAGATTTCATTAACGCAATGTATGAAAGTGAAGGTGAGCAGCTAAAAGCATTTGTTCAATTCATTAAAAAAAATAAACTTGATGACGAACTAAGGGATAAAAAATGGGCTGATTTTGCCCGGGTCTACAATGGCAGAAATTACCATATAAATGAGTATGACAAGAAAATGGCAGCTGCTTATAAAAAGTATTCGAAATAATCTTAAGTACTACAAGACCGTTTTTAAATAAAAATTCCCCACTGTTAGGTTGGGATTGCTGATTTTGGAAGTTGTATAAAAACAGACCCAAAATTTCTTGGTTCGTAATCAATAATTGGATTTCCGCAAATTACGCAGCCAAATCCACATCGTTGTCGTACTTCCCTTTTTATTGGATCAGGAATAGATGGTCTTTCGCTCAAAGTGGTATTAGTTTCTCCGAATATACAAATAAATTAAAATATCTTTTGCGGAAACCCGTAGTAAAAACATTTGCCATTTGTTTAACTATGCAGAAGAGACTAATATGGAGTGATTTAACATAAGAAATTATTTCTTTGAAGTTTGATTTATTTTAATATTTTTGAAATGTAATTAAATTAATAACTAACATAAAACAAAACGATTATGAAAAAAACATTATTAGTAGGAGCTATTTTACTAGCTGGTGTAGTAAATGCATTCCCATTCAGAACTTCGTGTGGTGAGATTGTAAATGTAAATGGAGCAACTGGGTCTTTAGCACACATAGAAAGTATTTGCGAATCTATTAACCTTGCTGTTTGTGGTACTTATGCGAATGTAATTTTATATACCCATTAATAATTAACAAAAGCAGAATCCATAATTAATTTTATGGATTCTTTTATTTTTAAAGTATGAAAAAACTCACAATATTTTTTATTCTGTTATCTGTAAAACTTATTTCACAAACAAGTTTCAATGTCATTTATGAAGCCGACTATAAATTACAGTATAAGATGCTAAATATTCCTAATGCAAAATTGGAAGAAGCTGCATTTGCATTATTGATAAATGAAAAAGAATCTTATTTCAAAAATATGAACAAGTATGTTGGAGATTCTTTACGATATGAAAAGAAGCTGGATGATAACAGTAGTAATGGTAAGTACTTTACTCCTTTTAAGGAAAATATTGGCACTACAAATGGGAAAATATATGTTACAGCTCCCATTTTTAATAAAAATTTCAAATATGAAGAAACCAATGATATAGATTGGAAATTAGTGAACGAATACAAAACTATAGGTAAATTTAAAACTCAGAAAGCAATCACAAAAAAATACGGTAGAACTTGGATTGCCTGGTTCGCTAAAGACATATCCTTTCCATTTGGACCGTATAAGTTCAATAAATTACCTGGATTGATTTTAGAAGTTTATGATGATAAAAACGACTATCATTATACATTGTATAAGTTCGGAAAAAGAAAGTATTTATGTAAATCAGCAAATATGAATGCAGATGCTACTCTTGTTGATAAATCTAAAATATTTGACTATCAGCGTAAAGAAATAGCTGATCAAAATCAATTCAATGATTACATTGAAGATAAAGAAACTCTAAATATGTTGAGAAAAAAATCATCTGAAAGAGCAAAACAGTATAATCCTATAGAAATAAGTATAGATTAAGTTTAGTAGTTCATACTTACTCTTCGTATATTACATATTCGATTGCTCGAATAATCGACTACTTAATTTATTTAGCCTCCTTCGGGAGGTTTTTTTGTGTATTTCTCAGCCGGGAGAAAAGAGATATTTCAAACCATTATCAATTCGACGAAAAATGATATTGTTACAAATTGTATCAATTTTATTTCTGTTGTTGTTTGAAAATGTATCAATTTTGTTGAATGGAAATCAAAGGAATTATCATAAGTATGTCTGATGACAGAATTAGAGTGTTGTTATCGGAAGAGAGGAAGAAGCAGGAGATTGACGTCCTGTTGACTCCAAACAGAGCGAGGGAGGCTGCAGCCCATAATCTTACTATAAGGATGGAGGTGAAGCTTGGCGTTATTATGCAAACTGTAGAAATTGCGAATATAAAACTTGCAAAATTTTGGCTGGATAATGTTATTTTTCCTCGGAATGTAAAGCCTATAGATGGTAAAATATCAAAGAATGACGATCCTGATCATGAAGGGTGGGCAACCCGTCATTTAAATTCATGAAGAAAAAGGCGTCAAGTTTTAGACGCCTTTTATAGAATTATTTATGGTTTGACTGCATAATTACCTTTACCAGCTCTAATTCTCTATTTAAAAAATAGGAAAATGGATTTTCTTTAGTTTCATAAATAATAAAAATTTCTATAGCAAGTCTAACGATAATCAAAACCAAAGAAGAATAATAAGCTATTTGCGGCATTAAAGAGTTTAAACGATTATACTGGTTTATTGTTTTTTTAAAATATTTTGCTTTGTCTCCATCATTAGCTAGAGCAGTGTTGGTAGCTTTTATTAATTCTTCTTGTTGATTAATTCTATTCATAATGTCGTGCGCTTCTTGCCACAAGGCATCGGTCTCGGCTTGCGAATTTGATAATGCTGCTTTAGCTTTTATTTCAAGTAATTTATTGGTTAATAATTCTTGGTTTTCTTGAATAGGTACTAAAGCTGTATTTAGATTTTTTGCAAATAGTGTAAAGTCATTTGGAAGTTTAAAAACCGCTCGATCCACTTTTAATGCGACATTGAACTGGTTAAAAAAATATAAATTAATAAAAAACAACACAAGACAGAGTATTTCGGTTCTCAATGTCATATTGATTCCTTCAATTTCAAGACTATTAATACTAATAAAATTCAAACATAAAAGGATAATAAAGGCAGAAGTGATAACGGTTTTGTTTCCAAAGCTTAACGTTTCTTCACTAAGAAAGCTATTGGCAAACTTAAAATCAAGATTTTGTAATTGTTCAGTGTATCGCATAGTTTTAGTTTGGAACAAAAGTAAAAATTATTTTAACACAAAGAAACATGCATGAATATATATAAACAACCCCTGTTAATGTAGAGGATTTGTTATGACTAATGAGTTGGTTAAAAACATAAAAGAGAGATTAAAATGCTTGCGTATCTTATCTCTAGAAAGCATGTACCGACTAAGAAGGGAGTAATGTATTTTGGCACTTGGATCGATGTAGAAGGAAATTATTTTGATACTGCACATTTTCAGGCTTGTGTACATCACTTATTTGTGGGTTATTTGCAGAAAAATTATAAACATGGCAATTTTAGATTTATCAAATTCGTATCTATCACCAAATGACGAAAGAGTATTAAGAGAATATTGGGATATTTTATTAGAAGAAGGCTATCTTGATAGAGGCAACAACGAATTAACCAAATACGCAAATGGGGTACAAAACGATGTTGTTGTTTCTAAAGATGGACGCATGGGAATGTCTAGTTATAAAATTATTGTTGATGGAAAATACCCTTCTTTTTGTAGCTTTCATAAATATCATTTCTTACACGTAGACAACGGGGAGAAATTCAAACTCTACGCGGATGAAATGTTGCGTCAATCAGAAATGCTTATATTTAAGTCTATTGCATTTAAGCAAGCAAGCAATAGTATAATTTCAATAATCTCAAATAAGGGATTCAATTTTGAACAAATAGATGATCGTGGAATAGTGAAATATACTAAAGTTGGCAGTGATGACTTTAAATATGAATTCACTATTAATCATTCAGATCAAAAAATTTTCAACAATAGAATTGGTCTGGAATCTGTACAAGAAAATTCTTGTAATTTTGATGACATTAATGAATTAACGCCAGAGCAGATATTTACTAAGCTATCTGTATTCCCGTTGCACTCATAATTGAAGACCCAAAATAAAAAATACAAAAATAACCCCTGTTAATGCAGGGGCTTTGTTTATTTAGGCATTGTGATACGCCTCGAATTTAAGCTGTTGAAAACGGCTATTTTCTTTTCTTTAGCCATCCTCAATAAAAAATCATTTCTTTCTTCTAAGGACATATTTAAGAAGTGATCAAAGCTTCCGAAGTTGACTCCGTTTGCCCCTCCGTCCTTTTTGAATTGTTCCCGAACTATTTCGATTATTTTAGCTTCTAATTCTTCCTGATTTTCCATTTACCAAAAATAGATAAAAAAGCATATCCAGGCAATGAAAACAAGCCAGATAAGTGCTCCTGCAATTCTAATCTGCATGTCGGGATTATGGAAAAGCAGACATTCGGTTATAAATTCTTTTAAAAATTTCATGTTACTAATTTAGTTTTGATGGTTTCTTACTCATTACGGTATTCCGTAATTTCTGTGTTTTAATTTTTAATACTTTTGTAAGTACTTCAAAACACTTATCATATGTTTCATTACCAGGGAATCCCTTTGCATCCAATTGCGCTTATTGTAGTCTTTATTATCGGCTTGGTTTGGTTATTTTACATCATTCTAAACCAACTACGCTATAAAAATGTTAATGAAAGGCTTATTGAGGACACCGGCTATATTTTTCCCGTGCTTTTACTTGGAGTATCCAGCTCTGGTATTTTATATTTAATTTTCTCCGGAGCGTTAAACAACGAAATCATGGGGAATTTGATTAGTCAGATGTTTTAAGTTGTGGGTTTCCGTAATTACTTTCAAGATTATTCTCCAAAAAAGTCTTCTAAGTCATTGAGATTATCAAATTCAATAAAATTAATAATTACAATATCTCCTTGGCCTATATTTGTTTTTTCCGATATGGATTTGGTTACTACTTTCCTATTGAAAAATCGCCCATCTTTTGTAATATACCCCCAATTACCATCACCTGAATACTTGTTATTTTTGACGGAGTATGCTATAAAAAAATATCTTTCTTTCATCTTTACAGTATCTCAAAATTCACATTTACTTTTAAACATTTCCAGCCTATTTTCTTCACTTCCTCCCATGTCATTGCACTTCCTATAAGGAAATTAGCAATGCATGTTTTTCTTTCATGTCTTAATGTCATTAAGACAAATTCTCCATCAGGATCTTGAATGATGTATTTATTATTTACTTTTGTTTTCATGGTTTAACTATTTCAAATATTATACATTTCTCAGGGTTGAAGGTTCTGGATTCGGCGTATTGCCACTCATCTTCTTTTTCAAGGAAATTCTCAGTTTTGGAAAATGCATTTTTATTAGGATATTTAACCGGATTCTCACCCCAATGGTAGCCTTTTGATTCTATGGCGGAAATAAAGGAATGAACAGCAGTAATAAATCCTGGATCATATACAATTTCGTCCTGCTCACATTTGTAATCAATGAATCCTTGTTCATTATGAGAATTTCTTACAATCACTGAAAATCCCTTCGCTATATCCTCAATAAGCTCATCACCTTTGCAGATCATGTAGTAAGTTCCAACTTGAATATTCTTCATGATAAAGAATTCATTTGCGTTCTCCGACTCCACAATAAGGAGTCTTTTGTTTAATTCTAATTGTAACTGTTTCATAATTATTGTTTTAAGTGCCACCCTAAGATGGCACGGGGTTAACAAACATTTGAAATGTATTGTCCTTTTTTAAGTTCAATATGTTTACATCCTTTTTGACTCATACATTCATTAATCCAATTTTCCCAATTGTCAGATATTAGTTTGATAAAAGAATCGGGACTGCCTCTTTTAATATATCTTTTGATATAATCATCCTTTTGATCTATTGAAGGGTAAATCAAGGTAAATTCAATATTATTCTCAACTAAAGCAGCTCTAACATCCTTATGAGAGCTCACAAATATTCTAGCATAACCTTCTTCAATATTTGATTTTATATGCTTTATATAATTTGCTGGAAAATGAGCCTTGTCAAACTTGCTGCTATCCGAGTCTGAAGCGAAATCACTTGGCATATATGCGGTTTCACTATTTACATAATGCGTTTTTCCTGTACCAGGAAATGCAGATATTACCATCTGTCCTATTTTAAATTTTTCCATTGCTTTATTATTTATTGGTTAAAATCCATCGAATTCAGGCAGATCATCAATTTCTTTCTGAGTCATATACACCACGCCAAAGTCAAGGGTTAAAGGATCTGCTTCTGTGCAATTTTCTTCTAATTCTACCTGAATGGTGTCTAAGATATTTTGAATGTCTGAGTCAATAAGTTTTCCATCACCCATAGACACTGTGTAGCATTTAATTATTTCCATTGTATAATTTATTTATTGGTTAAAGTTGCTTTGTTTATGTATTCTCCTTCCGGAAGGTTGAAGACGTTTAACTTCTTTCAGCCTCGGGAGCTTCTCCCGTATATCCGCTGTTAATTCTTCTAATGCGTTCATAGTCCAATAGCTTTTAATGCGGAGGGGGTAAATTCTAAATCCCAATGGACCATGTATTCAATATCTTCACCCATTAAGCAATGTTTACGATATTTGCCATCACTACTCATATAATAAACATCATTCATCCCATCAGTAATTCTGTTTTCCTTTAATTCAAATCCTTCAAACAGAACCTTTGTTTTGGCTAAACTATATGTGTAATGCTCAGCTGCCCAGTACTGTTCATTTGTTGGATCATAAAAGGGCTCAGTCAAAACATTTCCCTCCTCATCACATGGAACAAACATACCAATAGTTAAAGGCTGTTTAAGGAATTCTGCATATTTAAAAAATTTCTGCATAAGTTTTCCCGTCTCAATAATTGTGTCATTCATGTGGAATTCAACATTTTCTTTATGTGACAAAACAAAGTATGTCATTGATTGTAATTTCATTGTATTTTGTTTTCAGGTTCCGTTTATTTATTTATTTATTTATTTATTTATTCGTTCATAAATTCAACAAAACCTTGCATATCATCAAGCTCCTGCTGTCTCGCTATATTTAACTCATCATCGGCTTTCTTGAATTTATTCTTACATTTTTTGCATGTTACATAATCCTTATCTCCATGTGAATTTCCATCATATATGTAAGTGCCACAATAGCCATAATCACTAAAACTATCTCCATCGTTTGGATTTCCGAAAGGATCATAATGTGTTTTTAACTCTCTCATGATTGTTTATTTTAGCTCTGTGGCTTCTTTGATTATCCTTTCAGCGTTTTCAAACAAATGTTTATAATCTTCTGCTAAGTCGTTAGCGTGATCCAATGCTTGTAATACCTCATCTTTAGCGTTAATAAAGTCTTGTAATGATTCAAGCATTTCAGGGGCTTTGGAGATTAGTAATGCATTACTCTCTGCTTCTTGTCTATCTGGATGGTTTTCGTTTCCACACATAGCCTCACCTATTTTTTTTCCACTATCAGACTTTATATTTATCCATCTTGAATATCTATTTATTTCATCAATAGTCCACTTTCCTTTTGTTCCTTTAAATTCACTCATGATTGTTGTTTTTGTTTGTTAAGTAGTTGTTCTATTTTAGCTGAATAATAATTTTTGAAATCATTAATATCTTCATTTATTGTTGAAAAATCTTTCAATAATTCTTCCATAACCTGCCTCATTTCCTCCTCGTGGTCCGGGACTTCATACAGCCAGTATACCGGAAGAGGTGATGGGTAATGAAATCCCCATTCTTTTGAATCAGGGTTAAAGTATAACCATCCAATGTTTGTTAAAAAATCACCCGACCTATCCGGCAGTCTATCAGCCGTCGACACTTTTATGTATTTAGTCTTCATTTCCAATAAGTTTCAGTTTATCTAACTCTTGCTGTTTTTTTTAATCTCTGATTTTAGCTTAAGCTTTTTCTCTTCATCTTCTTTCTGAATAAGAATTCTCTTTTTTGCAAGGTTTTTTTCATTCAACCAGTTGTCAGGAGTCCGAATGACCACAGAGTCAGGAAAATTCACTTCTTCTTGCCTTTGTTTACATATTTTTATAGCCTCGTCTTCCGATACATCGACAAATACACCATATCTTTTATCCAAGTGATATGAATAAGAATCGCCATAGTCGTGATAAAGTTTGTAACCCCACATGTTAGCTTCTCCATCCTGTATTTTAATTTCCATTGATAATTTTAGACCATAGAAACTTTTATCATTCTTATCTTTAGTAATTGGAGCAATGGAATTACTTGGAAACATTGTTATAGTTTCAGCCTTTAATAATTCAGTCCTATTAATTAAAAATTTCTCGTTGCTTATTTGAGTTTTTTGAGCTTGTGCCAATTCTAAGTTGAATTTTCTAATCTCTGAATCAATATTTTTGAGTTCAAATTGTTTGCTGATTATTTGCTTGTTTAAAGCTTCGATTTCAGAGTTGAGAATTTCTACTGGTGGGGTATCAAATAATTCTTCTCTCTTATATTCTTCAAGAGATCCAAAACCCTCAAATTCATGTCCATATTCATCATCTGTAAACGTTGTCAAAGCTCTTGCGAACATTCTGTTTTCTATTTCGGCTTCTACAAATACCTGAAAGCCTGATTTTGTGTATTTATACATAATATTTTGATTTAATTGTTTGTTGTAAAAACTGAGCGAGCGAACCCGCCCAGTAAAAAACTAATAACCATGGGCCGTTGTAGGTGGCCAGCCTTTACCCCCAAAGCCTATTCGCAAGGTCTAAATTCTTTTGAGCTTCGTTAACCGCTTTTTTTGCGTATGTTAACTGATAGCCATGCTCACGCTTTATAGATCCATTTTTTAATCCCTCGTGTTGCATTTTAGTATTCGTAATATTCAATACTTTCAGGCATAGACAAGTTAATGTCATTTGCTTTTTTCGCCCAATATTCTGCTTTGCTTTCATGCGATTCTACTTTCTTAGAAAACTCTACACTTTTTCCCATTTTCGCCCAAGCTTTATCTCTGTAATTTCTATCTGCTGCACTGTGTACCGGTTGTCCCATTGGCATCACGCTCATCATGTCGATAGATCTTTTTGCGTAGTTGTTGCTTTTATTGTCTGCCAAACTTGCCCAACCTTCATATTTTTCAGCTTTGTTTTTCGCTCTTTCTTGAATGTTAAAACCATCAGCTCGGATAACTGAATAGAAGAAAAAACCATCTTTCTCATAAATCAGGTTAAAAACCTCGCTTTCGTTTTCTTTGCCGGATTTGGTGGCTATATTGATAATATCCCCTTTTGCGTGTCTTTCAGTGCATTTAGCTAAAAAGACGTTGGGACAAAATTTTGAATATGTATTCATAAGATTATTTTTAAGGTTAAAAGGCCTTTTAGTGACTTGCCTAGGTCGTTTCAATTCTATTTACTTGTGATTCAAACCCAATTTCTTTAAAAGATTTCTCTGTTTTGCGCTTAAATAGCTGCCAACTTGTTTGTATTCCAATCCGTTTCTTTTAAAAAGTTCAGCCCTTATTTTGTTGGTTACATGCCTATGGCCGGCCTCATTTTCAATTTTCATAGCAAATTCAACTAATTGCTCTTCTGATAGAATGTTTAAAACCTCTTTTATTCTTAATGGGCTTTCGAATTCTAGGCTTTCTAAGATCGGCCTGTCCATTCTTGTAATGGCATTGTCGATAACGGGCTTAAGCTTTCGAACGTCTTCTTCTAAGAGTCTAATTTCACCACTTGACAATTTTACTGTGATCATAATAGATAATTAAGTTTCATAAATCTGATACTTCAAATGTATAAAGTTTCATAATAATGAAACTAATTTTAATAGTTAAAATTTTGTTAAATGTTTCATATGTGTAAAACATATTTACGTTTACTTGTACTTTTGTATCAAATACATGATACTATGAAATTCAGGATTGACGAAGTGATGAAAGAGAAAGGTTTCAATAATGTGAAACTTGCTGAGGCAATAGGAATTACTAAAGCAACCATGACCAATAATCTTAAGAAACCTACTTTAGACACTCTGGAAAAAATTGCAACGGCAATGGGTGTAAAAGTTAGTGATCTACTTGATGAAGGAGAGACTAATCTAGAGCCTATTTATCAAAAAGATAAGAATGGGAACTTTAAACCTGTTGGCTTTTTAAATAAAAAACCCTAATATTTACGATTTGATTTCTTGGTAGGTATTTAGACTTTTCAGTTCTGTTTTTGTGGTATGTCTGTATTAGACTTTTCAGTTCTTGTTTCATTACGTTTTATCTCTTTTTTTAGCCAGTTGTATACTAAATCGTTTTTAACTAGGGTAGTGGCCATAGCCTGTAGGCGTTCAAAAGCGTAGTTTACCTCTCTATGCAGGAACTCTTTTGGATCTCTGAAGTATTCTGAAAGATGTTTTATTTCAAACTGGTTGAACATTGCCGATTTTATTTTCATGCGTTCAGTCTGCAGGATAGAAAACATTTTCTTTTTGATCACAATTTTCTGTGCAATCGGATCTGAAACAAACTTTCTAAGTCCTCCTTTTTTAAGCACAAATTCGTAGAAGAGAAAAGCATGATCACAAGTTTTATTTTCTTTTACTGCTTGGGTAAGCACTTCCCAGTTTCTACGTTTTTCAGCCTTAGCATCTTCCGGAGATCTTTCTGTATCCGGACTTATCAGTTTTTTCAACTTCTGCATTCCCAGTGTATGCTGCTGACTATCACATTTGAAATCTTGGTATGCCATTAAGATCTTTCCCGCTTGAGCTGCCTTTAAGTTTGGATACAGTTCAATCTGGTTGCCTAAAAAGTCCGTCAACTCACCTCTGGACGCCATTCTGTATGCTTCGAGAATTTCTTCACCGGTTAAGTGATAGGGGAAAGTTCTCAGATATGCTCCAAATTCGGATATCGCAACTTCAGTAGGATTTAAACCATTTTCGTAAATAATTCCTTCAAGCTTTGGGAAGCTCATCTGAAATGCAGCAATAAGCTTTCTGCTGATCTTCTCTCTTTCTCCCATTCCCAAAACTTTGTCCTTTACGGATGGATATAAAACCTCTTTCTTAACAATATCAGGTAGCTTCGAAATAACGGATTTCTCCACTAAGCATTTGGGTTGTCCCATCAACCTTACCTCCACTTGTTCTGACTGTTCCAGATCCGTTGTTTGCGTTAATGCTATTTGATTTTCCATAAATCGGTTTAATGTGAGGGATAGTGTTTTGAATTTTGAGTTTCCATTTGTCAATTTTTTTCCCGTAGCCATCTTTCCAACCTGCAGCGACCCATGTATCATACTTTGACTCGATTTGAGATTTATATTGATCTCTGTTTCCAATCTTGTTAGTTTCTATGTAATCAAGTGCATAATTTGTGAAATCTTCTTTGTTAGGAATATCTTTATTAATACTCTTATCTTTATTTACATCTTCATCTTCATTTATATATAGCTTAAGCATTTGCTCAAGCATTTGCTTGTTTTTTGCTTGTTCTATTTCTTCATCATTCATTTGGAATAAAGAATCTTTTAATCTTGTCAAATACTTGACATTAAAGCCTTTTATTGTTTTTGCAAGCTTTATAATCACTCCAATATTGCCACTTTTGGCGCGTTTGGACTTAAAGTCTTGTCTTTTGGAGATTATCTCTTCTGCGAAATTGTTTCTCCATTTTCCTTCGCAAAGCTTAAACTTTAGCTTAAGCACTTGCTCAAGCATTTGCTCAAGCAATTGGTACTCACTTGGTAGTATTCTACATATACCTGCAATGACATCTGTGTCATCTGGAATTCCATCAGGGTTGTCATACTGGTAGAATAGCAAATCCATATACCACGCCCTAAAATGAGCTTTCATGCCATTTGTTGACGATATCCACTTATCAAAATAGATAAGTACTGCTGGATCTTTAGCCATATCTTACTTATATCTTATAAATTCAATTCAGTTTTCACCAGGCACGGTAAGCCTGTAAGTTTGTATCCGGACTATAACACGTCTTCAATTTTTGCCGGATTAAGTGTCGTTCATTCCATACTTAAACATCACTCTTTGCATGGGTTTTCTATGAGGTTATGAAAATGCCTCTGTTTGGATTTTGTACCCGTATTTATTTGATAATTCCATCAATAATGGGTCAACAGTTTCGGTTTCTAGGGGAATTATTACCGTTCGTGTTCTTGCGAATATTTGGCAGTTTATGCCACTTTTTCGTATCCGTTTATGCAGCTTGTACCTGTCGGAATTATCACAGGAGGTAAAACCTCTAACTCTTGGGTTTGCTGGAAATGATTTCATGCTATTTTGTATTTAGATTCAAGCAATTGGAGAATGCTTTCTATTTCCGAAATGTCTCCACGGTTAACAACATTTACAAATCTTTCAATAAATCCTTCATTTAAAATGCTTGCATTTTCAATTTGGTAACTCTCCGTAATTAAGCATCGTGACTCGGCTTCGTCCATTATATCTTCATCATCAAAATCTCCTAAATCTCTTCTTTCGTCAGAATCAATTAAATCGAATTCTTCTTTAGCGTACTCTTCAATATCTAAACAGAAATAGGAGAGTGCTTTTTCTTCCCAGTGTTTGCGTTGATTGAAAAACTGGTGTTTTGCATTATTTTCGGAAGTGGTATTTTTTTTGAAATAATCTATATTTCGTTCTTCATAGGTAAAAGAACTCCCGTCTTCCATGATTAATTTTACAATTCTATTTGACATCTTGTTTTACGTTTTTAGTGATTAGCTTAGACTCTACAACAGCTTCTTTAAAATCCTTTGAAATAAGTCTTTTGATAAATTTTGCATTCCAGACTATAAATCCTTCATTGTCTTTACCTAAGAAAAAACCGTTGTTTAAATCCATGACTTGTTTTTATGAGTTTAATTTTCTTCAACTATGTATTTTTGAAGAATTTTAGAATCACTCTTTTCTGCGAATGTCTTGTTTACATAGTCTAATTCTTCCTGGAAAATAAATGGAGAACGGAGTTTCAAAAATCGATGCCATTTACCATTTACAAAAGCGTATCTGTGAAAATCCAAATACATAAAATCAGTTTGTCTACTATGGAACTGCTCCATTGCTTTGTAAGAGTTGAATTCTTTGGTTTTTAATTCGCTTCCACCTTCATAGTACTCTAATTTGAAATTCGTGGCATTTTCAATGTTTATTCTTTTTCTGAACTTCTTCATATCAGAGTCTATTTAGTGAGTAACCATTTTCCTTCGCCCATTCTGGATTGAGTTCAATTCTTTCATGTCCTTTTCGAGAAACCGCCAGCCAAAATCTTTCATCAAGTAAAAGGGGAATATTATTTATTCTTGCCCAACTGTCTGCAAACCCTATACGGCCCATTTTATGGTGACATTCTGTTGTTTGTTGCCCAGTGACCGGACATTTTTGATTCTCCGGTTTTCCTAAAAAAACAATAACCTTAGCCGTATACTTTGCATTCTCTACAGCTCTCTTTTTGGAAACTTTTGGAAGTGGTTTTCTTGGCTTGAATTCTTTCGTTGATTTCTCTGCATTTTCTTTGGCTCGATGTACTTTATAGTGATTTTGACATCTTTTTGAGATTAGGGGCCGATATGGAGCATCCGGGGCACAGTCAATGCATTTGCCTGTTTTTATTTTTATTGTGCTATTCATAGTTTAATCCGGACAAGGTTATACGTTCTATTTTTATTAGATCTTCATCAAGTGATCGGAGTATAGACTTGTTATCCGAAATTGTCTCACAAATCAATTGGTAACAGCGCCATTTATTATTAGACTTATGTTTGTTAGCTGTCTCTTGGAGCTTGTCTATGTGATTTCGCACTTCTGCTTTTCTTTGTTGTATATTCATGGTTAAATGATTTCTATATGTTTACTAGGGTTCGGAAGTGACAGGTAGTAATCCATGTCGTATATAAAATTCTTTCGTGTGCTTTCCATCTCGGAATTCGTTAGCTGTCGGTGAGTTACTTCTAAATACCAGAGCCAGAATCTGTGGTGATCTTCTTTGTCGTACACCTTCGGGGCTTGGTTGCTTTGCGGGTGGTGGATGATTGACGTGATTTTTCATTTATAGTTTTTAAGATTTGTTCTTTGTATTGTTTGCCGTGCTTTGCTTTAATCAATAGCCTTTCGATATATTCATCATCTTTCGGAATATTGATGTAATGTTCATGAAGATCCTTATTGTAGAATCGATTGTCGAAACTCATGAAAATACATTCTTCTGTGCCGGTCAAATGCATATTGGTTTGCATCTGTCCATAGTAATCAGGCATTTTTATTTTAACCTCTTCTGCTGTGGAAATCATCAAATATTCAAGGTGTGTATCAGAATTGGGACATTTGATCTCTACCGACTTATTGATGCCTTTAATAATTACATCCGGAGTACCGCCTAAATTATATTCATCATCATAAAAGAACACAAAACCATTTTGTGAGGTGTAGATAAAGTCATCATCATCTACTGACCTTCCTAAATGCTTTGCTAAACTCAAAACAGCAACCGGCTCAGTGTTCTTGCCGTGCTCCATTGATGAGTTATAGTAAGGTGGTTCATTGGGGGCTAAGACCGCAGCAGCGCATTTTCTTATATAGGTTTTTGCACCAACAGATAGCACTTCATTTTTGTCTTTTGCATTAGTGATTAATTTTGAAGATTCGCTTGCTGTGAAATATTCAGCTCGGAAAGCCAGCCAATCAGGCTCATTTTCAAATACTGTATACTTTATCATAAAGCCATTTTTTCAGCGTTAGTTTTTCCAAGAGAAATTTCTTCTACAACTTCAACTTCTTTGAAGTCATCCGGAGCATACACGTCCTGAGCAATACCAATTTCAGCAGCACATTTTTTAAGTGCATCTGTAGCGGCCGCTTTTAAATCATTGCCGATTGATAGTGGCGTTTGAGTACCTTTTTTAAATATTATATCTTTGTTGCCATACTGCATTTTGACTATTGTTTGGCCATTGGAACGACATGTTAATTTTCCTTTCACTACAACTTCGCCAGCTTCAACTAAAATTTGTTCTGAAACGATCTCAAAGTCCCAATTCCAACCAAAAAGAATATTAAGTTGTTTTTTCATGTAAGAACCTGATACGTAAATCCATGTGCCGCCACCTTTAGCCGGTCGTATTTTCTTTGCTTTCTCAGGTGTTTTGCCAATAACACCGTTCAGCTGGCCAACAGAAAGAATAAGATCATTAGATTTACTTATGTCTGCTGTAGTTATCATTTTAGGATCTGCCATTTTAATCTATTTTAAAAAGTGATCTATTTGTTTTCTAATTGTTGGTATGTCAAAACCAATCATTGTTTGTTTTCTTGATTTACAGAAGTATTTGAACTGTTCACCGTATGACTCAATTGTCCAGCCTCTGTAAGTTTCTTTGTAATTTTTCATGATATTTCAATTTTATGTTATTTTAAATTTTGCTCTAGTAACTTTTTCAAAACCAGCAGACGACTTACGCCCTGTGCGCCCGCTGGACTCTTGTAATTGTATTTTTTCTATGGCTATCATTTCAGAGACTTTTTCAAGCTCTTTAAGTAGCCGTGCTTTTTTCTCTAGTAATTTTTCAAGCATTTGCAAGTTTTTTTCGTTCGAATTTTGCTAATGTGCATATGACAGATGACCTGAAATCATGAGCCGAAAACCACTGAATCCATTTTTCATGCGAAATGAACCGGTTCTTAAATCTGTTCTTTAGTCTCATTGTGGTCGTATTAGAAATTCAATGAATTGTCTGTGGTATAGTCTGAAAAACCCGAAGAAAACAAAGCCAGAAAGGCCATAAATTGAATTCGAGTAATCTAAAGCAGTTTTACCTGCATTTACTTCGCAATCATTCATCATAACAAGTATTGATGAGGCTATCAAAAGATTTAAGATGATTTTCATACTAATATTCTTTTTGTAGTTTAATTCTCATATCAGCAAACTCATACTCACTTTCATCTTCAGAAGTAGAGTAGTTGTCTCTTAAATAGCTTTCAACTGCCTTTTCAAGATCTGGACTTATTTCTGCTATTTTTTCACCTTCATCTGCCAGGCAAAACCTCGAATCTGTAAAATCTATACAGATAGTTGGTGTTATCTGCAAATAGCCAGTGTAAACCCCATAAGTTGGATCGAAGTCAACTTCACCGGTAATGAAATTCTCATTTTCAAGTCTTTGAAAAGCGATATTTTCGAGTGTTGGTATTGAGACGGTTGTTTGCATGATTGAGAGTTTTTTTTGAGTTAAATACAGTCGATGACTTTTTTTACTTCTTTTTTACAGCTTTTCGCTTTTTGAATCTTAGCTTCTGCATTTTCGCTTGCTTTTAAAAGCAATAATTTCACTGCAGGTAAATTGTATTCTGAAACTGAATTTCTACGATACATTACATCTCTCAGGGTAGAAGAGCTAACTCCATTAACTTTACTTATGATATCGGCCCGGTCATCTTTTGTAGTAAACTCTTTCAAGTAATCTGATAACACAGGCGAAATCGCTTCTCTTATTTTTATCATTAGCCTTTTTTTTTATTACTTTTGTTGTTTTAGTTGTTTTTGTATTCTTATTACAATAGATTGCGTTGTAATTGTAGTACAATATTACATAACAAATGTTAAGTAAACAAAACATTTGTAAAGTATTTATACTTAACAAATGTAAAGTATTGATAACCAGTGAGAAAAATTTTAAATGAAATTTTATATACCAGATATAGAAGAGCCAGAAGGATTGTATGAAGGGGTGAAAAGGTTTTTAGAAAGCCAAGGATTTAATGTAGAAAGTCATCGATATAGATGGTTAGCTTATAATCATAATGGGAAAAAGTACAAAGACACTGTTGGATCACAAAATATTGGGGTTAATGAGAAGATCCTACTTATTTTAAAAGCAGGATCTATGTTTTTGATATGTACCGTAAATAGAGGGGTACTTAGGGGAGAGCCAATTCTTGTTGGTTTACATGAAATATCAGAATTTGAAATGTTTGAATAAAAATTTGTCTTGAATAGATTGCTTGAATAAGGTAATAGCCTCTTTTTTAGGAATATGAAAGTTTGTTTTTTTCAAAGAATTCCAAAAAATAAAAGCAACTAATTGCGTAATAAGATATTTCATTTACATAACCATTTAATATTTATACAAATATATGAAAGAAAAAGATAATGATAAACAAATGTTAAGTATTCCGGAAGTTAATGCAAGGTTTATGCAGGTTCTTTCATACTATAATTATACCGGTTACAAATCATCACAAGAGGTAGAGGAAATTTCTCAGGCAAAAATATCACACGTTAAAAGTGGTAGAAATAAGCCTGGTCTTGATCTGATATCGGCCTTATTGAGAAAATTTCCGGAAGTGAATGCACGGTGGTTAATTCTAGGAGATGGTGAAATGTTAACTATAAATAATGATTTTGTTCCCTCCTTGTCAGCAGAAATTACTGACAAACTACTTATGGGAAAGGCTGTGAATGAAGCAATAAAAGACTTACAAGACAGGAAAATCTTAGTTCTTACAGAAAAAATCGATAATTTTATGAAAGAATTGAAAGAATTTAAATCTTCAATTAAAAATTAATCTTTGAAATTTATAATTTTTTTTGCTACTAAAAATATTTTTGCTTTTAATAAGTAAATATCCAAAGCATTTAGATAATTCCTGCATGTCTAAAAATGTAACTTCTGCAACTTTATTAAGCTCTTCTCTAATTTGATCTGCTTTAACAAGATATTCATCAGCAGCAAGAGCTCCTGATTTATAATCATCCCATAATTGGTCGCTAATAGATACTAAAATCTTCAGTCTTTCTATACTGTCCAAATACTTCATATTATTTCTTTCCTCTTATTAGTGATGAATATCTATCTAAGGTTTTATTGAGGAAGTCCATCTTTTCTTCTATGGTCTTGTAATATTTTTGTTTAAGATAGAAAAGAACGGCAACTAAACCACATAAAATGAATATACATATTTGTGTTAGAAAATATGCCTTCTTTTTTTCCACAAAAATGTAATTTATCGTTAACACTAACTGAAAATAGCATGAAAGAAAAACAGCATAATAACTGTTCTTGTGAGCTCCAAATCTCCCACCTAATCCAATAAAGAAATAACTAACTGGGACTGCTAAAAAGAAAATTGCGCTATCTAGATCAATTTTTTTAACACCTGGTGTATTTATTAGCAGAATTGACTGTGTATCAAAAAAATTCTTTATTATATTATTTAAAAAGGGAAGTAAAGAAGACAACAATACTAATATTGTTGCCTTTCTCTGTATTTTAGTGCTACCAAGGTTTGTCGGGTTTTGTTGGATCGATTGTTTCTCCATTAGGTGGCGTAATTGGATCTTCTGGTAAAGCATTTTGAGGACCTCGTATCGTATCTGGAATAGCATACGGTGTTGTAGCGTCTTCTTTTTTTAGCTCTGATTTGTTAAAATTTAGTTTTTGGTTACTCATTTTCTTTACTGACTCAATCTCATTTTTAGGTAGATCCTCATCTCTGTCAGTTTTACATGATAAAACAATTGCACTTAACGCGGCTGTTAAAAAAATTAGTTTTGTTTTCATTAAATTATCATTTTTTTTAATTCAAAGTAAAAATACTAATTAATCTCCAACATTTGTTATCTTAAATCACTTGATCATGAAATGCGAATATAAAAATATATTTCTAATTACAATGAATTATTTATGTAATACAATAACTTTTTAATTGTGCAATAGGTATAAATACGGGAAACCGTAAATTTTGGAATTATGAATATTTCTATATTTGTGGAAAAATTAATACATGAAAAAACTAATAGGTTTTATTTTTTTGTTTGCATTTATCTTGATAACCTGTCAAAAATCAAAGCCTGCGACATTCGTTGATGTATGTTATTTGCCAAATGGAGGAAAATGCCCATTAGACTTTTATAAAAATAATATGACTTATGGAGAGTTTCAAAAAAATTTTGAGCATAAAGGTCGTGTCTGGGATGCTTATTTACCTGATGACCGAATTTCGGTTTCATTTAAATCATTTACAATGATACCACTATATATTATGGTGCGAGAAGGAGAGGACTATTCATCCGATAGAATAAAGGAGTTTATTAATTTAATTAACGAAGAGAATACTAGTTATAGGTATTACTTTGGTTCTGAAAAATTTGGATTAAAATCAGATTTAAAGTTGTTTATTAAAAAGAAAACTCTTGATAAGACTTTCTTAGTAGAAACATTAGGAGAACCAGATGAAGTGAAATCTTCTTTATTTGGAGGAAAAACTGCGGATTGTTTAATTTTTAAAAAGTTAGGCATAAGAATTTATATAATCGGAGATAATGCGGTTGGTTTTGACGAAATCTAAAAATTAAATAATGAAGAAAACAATTACTTTATTTATTCTATTATTTTCATTAACGCTTTTTTCTCAGGATCTCAGATATGAAGATGTAATAAAAGTTGATTCTACAATTACAAAAGAGGAATTGTTTAATAGAGCACGATTTTGGATAGGTAAGACATTCAATGATGAAAAATATGTTATTGCTACTGAAGATAAGCATACGGGAGAGCTTTCCGGAAATGGCATATTGAATTATATACCTAGTAAGATGTATTATGGAGCAAGGTTTACTAAAGGGAAAATAAGTTTCAAACTTAATATATTCACGAAAGATGGTAGATACAAATATATCATTGATTCATTTAAGCACGAAGGGACAAGTATCGGTCAAGCGTGGGATATAAGCTATGGTATTCTGACAATATCTGAAAAGGCACCTACTCCTAATAATGGGGAGCCTTATGACAAAGCATGGAATGATATTAAAACACAGACAAATGAGAAAATACAGACAATCATTGAAGATCTAAAAAAAGCCATGATCAAAACCTATGAAACAAATAAAGATTGGTAGATTCTCACTTACAGATTGTTTCTTAAATCATCCTCCAATGTATCTGCGATCAGGCTTTGTAAAGTTTTAATATCCTCTAAATTCTTTAGATCAATTAACAGATTAATTTGCTCTTCTAAAGACATTTGTTCTGATATAAAATGAAGTTGGATTGCGGCATGAATCATAGCGGTTAGAATTTTGACCTTTATATAATTTGTTGTAAAATAAATATAATCCTCCATGGTGTGTAGTGACGATGCTTTAATATTTAATTCTTTAAGCTGATCTGGAGATTTGATATTTATAAAGAAAGAGAATATATTGTTTGTATCTACACCTTGTCTGATGTATTGCTTTTTATCATTGTCAAATGGCAGGCTTAGTATAAATTTTTCTTTTTCAGCCTCAATTACTTCTTTTTTAATTATTACATTTTCCATTTTATAAAATTACAATAATTAAAAAATAAACAAAAGTATTCATTAAAAAAATAAACAAAAAAGCGGGCAAATCAAACAATTAAAAAGCCATATTAGCTTAGCAAAAAATAGAGAGTTGATGGAAGCTTAAAACCGTTCCTTTACTTTTTGGAGGTAAGAGATTTTATCCATATTTTAGCAGTGAATAATCGTGTACTCGATCGTGTACTGAGGTTGAAAATTGTTTAAAATATCGATATTAGTAAAAATATAACAATTTGATATCCAGATTAATACAATTTCGTTAAAATAAAGGAGTTGACTGGCAGTCAAAAGGTCACGGGTTCGAATCCCGTATTCTCCACTACATGTAATTGAAGAAGTCTTCAAAATGCACTAAAAGCTGATTAATCCTGCAAAATTCAATTTTGCAGGATTTTTTTATGTTAGAAATCGTATTATTTTCAAATAAACTCATAAAGTTTGTGATAAAAATTGTGGTAATTTTAATTTGGTAAAATTTCATAATGTTAAAGTGTAAATATTTGATAATTAACATGTAAAAATGCTTAGCGCATGCCTTCTTGATGCTTTAGTTCGACTTTTATAACCCTTAAAATATTGGTTATGATTTCTTTTACTTTTTAAAGACGCAAAAAACAAAACAATTTGTACCGTAAACGTTAGGATTACTGTAAATGGTATTTCGAAATAATCTTCTATTAAAAGGAATTGGGGGACCAAAAGGAAGATAAAGAGCAGGACTTATTTAATGTAAGAAATGAACAAAATATATAAATCCTAAATTGAAAAGTTCTTATCCTATAAATTGGTAAGACTCAATATATCTGTTCTAATTATCTATCTAATTAATTGAATCGTAGAACTACTACACTTTTTTAAATTTAGTGTAATTCCTTTTGCTGTGAATTTCGAAGGTGTTATATTGCGGGAAATAAATCACAAAAAAAATTATAGAAGAATATGAAAATCAATCCGATAAAATAATTCGGTTACATTTTTAAAAAGGAATTTTCTCTAATAAAAATTCCTGCCGTATTAACTCAGGCCAGTCTTAATGTACTTTTGCAAGAGACCAGCAAATTACCTGATTGTCCTTCTGATTTAAAAGGTCTCACCTTTAAAAAGGTTAATATCGAAGTAATCACAACTGAAAAAAAACAGATCATGTTTCAAGAAGGAAAGAATCTTCCCAAACCGGGAGTAGATTCAGTCAAGACAGATTTTGCGAGCAAAATCCAAGAAAAGGCGAATATCCAAGAGGTAAAAAAAAATGCTTCCAAGGTTAAGAATTCTGTAAATACAGGAAAGCAGTTCCTGAACCAACCCTTAGTACCAACCCAACCAAGTATAGTTCAGGAAAAAGTCTGGGCAAAACAACCTACCTCAAAGATTTTTAATGCTCAGGCAATACCCGAAAGTGATATTGTCGGAATCAATAGAGTAGTACGGCTAGACATACATGTCGAGGGAAAACCAATTAAATATTTCAAACATTTTAAGCTTTCCCAGAGTGCAGTAAAGCATCATGAATTTGATCTTATACTTGCCCATGATACCCTAGGTGATGCAGAAAACCATAATCTTGAAGAGGCTCAGAACTTTTTAGGAAAAAGAATTACTGTTGTCTTTAAATACAAAGATGTAGACAGTGGACCGGAACGAAATTTCGTTGGGGTTATTACTGAGGTGGGTTTCAGTCAGGAAAAAGGAAGTCTTGGCAATCTGGTATTATCAGGTTACAGCCCAACGATCTTGTTGGATGCTGCACCCCACATTCAAAGCTTTGGAGGAGCGCAGCCAATCAGTTTAAATTCAATTGCTAATGAAATTATAAAGGAGGGGTTTGGGCTAGGTAAATATGATTTTAGGGTTGATGCTCGTCACGGCAATGTACCTTATAGCTCACAATATGAAGAAACGCACTATAATTATCTTGCACGAATAGCAGAAGCTTATGGTGAGCAGTTTTTCTACGATGGTGAGGTTTTGCATTTTGGGCAGTTACCTCCACAGGAGAAACCGGTAAAACTTACCTATGGTAGTAATTTGAGTGATGTCAAAATCAAAATGAAAGCGCAGCATGTCAACCCTTCTTTCTATGGTTATAATAGCAGCAAGAATGAAAAATTCAAAGGCGGTGACGTGAAAATTAATCATACTTCTGACATTGCGAAACGCGCTTATGAAATTTCAGAGAGAACATTTCAAACCCCATCACTAAGAGTGGCTCCAATAAAAGCATCATCATTTATGGATATTGATGCCTCTCAAAAAGGAACGGCTGGAAGCAAAGCAGCAGAAGTATTTATCACTTCTGGAAATACAACAGTACCTTTTCTGTATCCGGGTTGCATTGCTGATATTGAAATGCGGAAGACAGATAGTAATGAAACATCTTACTTTACAAAATTAATGTTGATAGAAGTAACTCATGAAGTTGATGCCCGCGGGTATTACGATGGATCATTTCAGGCCATAGCATCTGATACCGGATTTATTCCCAGACCAGAATTTAATACACCAGTGGCTGAACCACAGTTTGGCAAGATCATCTCTAACACAGATCCTCAGAATCAAGGACGTGTTCAGGTTCAATTGGACTGGCAGGGTGGGCAGGATACTACAGAATTTATCAGAGTAATGTCTCCTGATGCGGGAAGCAGTGACAAAGTTGGTAAGAATCGGGGATTTATGTCTATTCCAGAAGTTGGGGATCAGGTCATCGTAAACTTTGTCCATAACCATCCAGATCGACCATTTGTTATGGGAGGGATGTATCATGGCGGTATTGGAGCAGGGGGTGGTGCAGGTAATAATATTATGTCATTTAGTGGTAGAAGTGGTGCCGAATTGAAATATGACAATGGAGCAGGTTCTATGAACCTCAAGGATCAAGGAGGTGCAAACATGCATTTTGACGGATCGGGAAATGCAACAACCAATGTTAATACTAATCATATAACCAATGCAGGAAATACAACTGTAATTAATGTGGGAGCAACCAAAAAGCAGCCCGCACAATCAATCATTAAAGCTGATAGTAAAGGAAATGTTACCATTGACGCCAAGACCAGTATTACTTTTCTGGTTGGAGGAAATCAGATCAAGATCAGCAAAGAGGGAATTATTACGATTGCTAGTCAGGGAAAGGTGGAATCCACTGCCGAAAATGGAGAAATCATTGTAAAGAGTTTGACCAGTGATGTTACCATAGAAAGTGCAGCAGCAAAAGCAGGTATCAAAGGGGCTACCGAGACGAATCTTGGAGGGGGAGCAACAACCAATACAACAGGTGGAACCGTAAATATTAATGAGCTATGA